GAAAGAATAAGTAAAGCCGAGAGGCAAAGGTTAGTTTCACCTTAAGAAGCAGCCAGCTCGTGGAAAAAAAGAGATTGCAGATAACGCATTACCGGTCTCCAAAATCGGTTAACAAAAGCGCTACTGTGCGTCCAGAAAGGAAAACAGGCTAACTCTAGTGTTCAGTATACATCAGCTGTGATGCAATATGCAATTGTGGATATTGGAACTTATACTTATGAAGGGAGTAAACTACTAATACTAATGTAAGGATAACCGTGTTATGGTACATACTTATACAAAGTAAGGATATGAAAGCTGGAAACGCAATGATCCAAGAATTAAACATGCAAACGTTAAAGCTTGACTGATTATCGTGGAGCAGGAGCCAATCCTGTACATTATCGTAAATAGTGTGCTGTAAAAGAACTTACGTATAAGGGATGAGGTATATGAGATTGATACCGTCTTTCAAGTCTAAGGTGACTCATGAGTTTTGTCGTGTAGATGAGTATAATGTATGAGAAATGACGAGACTAAAACATAATAGTCTAAAATGCGAGTATGAGGGCGCTATAACCCTGAACTTAGAAGCGGACACCTTTAGCAAGTGTTATTACGTGATAATAAATAAGATTAGGAGATGCAGAGGAAACTCCTTGTAAAAAACGGCAGAGCTTAAGCATTTCAAGATATGTAAATGCCTTTGATTTATTATGCTAGTTCACACCAGAATTTTGGATAATAAACATCGTTATGGATTAAGGAAGTAAATAGAGTTATTAAAGATGCTTTAGGGTTAGAATCCTAAAACCAGTTTAGTAATAATTATAGTATATGATGATATACTTAATGAATCAATTTTACTTACGCTGAGTAGAGTCAGCTATGACAAAATGAACTCTAATTGTTTAACTTTTTAATTAATTGGGAAGTCCAATGATAGTACAGAGATTTCAAACTACTATTGTAAAGTAGGAGTTAAGGAGTACGAGTCACCCCGACTGCCAACCGACATTGCTGACTGTTAAGACACTCGTAAAGTACAATGCGCAACATTGTATGTGAGAGAACGCTGAGTCGTTAGTTACCTGTGTTGTTTCTTACACTGTCTCTGTAAGGGCAATAGTACACTTATGATGAAAGTATTCCATAAGCAAACAAGGAGACGATGATAGGTGGAAATCCTAATGTTCGTGCAGTATAAACAAATAAATCCTGGAAATGGTATAGATGGGTCATGCTATAAGCAATGAGTCTATGATTTTAGTAATGTTAGATTAAACAACCGTAATTCTGACGAATTTCGATAATACCGGACATACTCAGTAGGTTCTAAGGAACTGATGATAAAGTGGCTTATATCGCATCTAATCGCGTTATACGCTTACGGTGAGGGGTGCGTTGAACATCGCATAAGTTGAATTTCAACCGTCGAAACGGGACGATAAAACTAAGAAATAGCAGAGATTATCAGAAGTAACTCACAGAGTATTTCTCATAAATTTTCAATTTATTATTTTTTGTACTTAGTAGATTATGTGATTGAGTTCACCTATTCCTATTCTGAATAGTTATTAAATAATCGAACAGTGGAGAGACTTTAACAATTTTTTGTATAACTATGTTCGTATTGGTATATCAAGTACGGACTCAAAAAGGAACATTTTTATGGAAAATAATATTAATGGAGCTAACACTCCGGGTTTAGCAGCTCAAATTTTAGCTCGCTATCGGCAAACAGCCCAGAAGTTTGGGCCTTTCTTTGGACAGCAGATATTTACAATCGTAGCACAGACTCCTGACCTTAAGTGGAAAGAAGATGTAGCTACAGGTAAGAATACTTTCCGTCAGGAAGTAAAAGCTTATATTCTCAAGGCTATTGATGTTGAGTCAGTTAGTTTACTTGAGAAGGATGTTGACGGACGTCCGAAAATCATCTTGAATGAGAAGAAGAATGATCCATCATTAGTCTTTGAGCTTGCTGATCCTGAATTTACTAAAGCAACACGGCAGAATGTAATTGAGTGTATTGAACGGTTGAGTAAACCGGGTTCTAAACCTATGTTCTTTACAGCGGAAGAACTTCCAATGCTGAATGACTTAACTAAGTTATCCAACCAGAGCGTGTTGAACTTCTATGAAGAAATGACACGTAAGTGTATGCAGTTAGCTGAAACTGTCCGCGGTTATATGGATATGAATCAGCGTATGCAGGTTGAGTATTTACGGCAGTGCGGTTTAGATAATCAGGAAACTGAAATTCACGTAACTGCTACAATTACTGAAGAAAAATAGTAGAAGCTTATGAACGGCAGACTTTCTTCATTACGTGTAGAACTTCTGCGAATTCTAATATGTTCTGAGCCAGCCATATTGTCTAAAATTCAGATTTGGAATGGAGGACGTACTGAAACGCCTAAAAAAGTAAGCATTAGAGAAGATGGACGGGTCTTTCTATTTTACGGAAGTGGGCCATTATGGTGGCAAAGATTATTTAATACTTATGAATCGGTAAGTATTATAGATGCTTCTATTAGTATAGCAGATGCAATCACTGGGTCAAATTCGACTCGAAATGAATCTGCCTTTGACGAGATTACTAAAAGTATAATCGACGAGGCAAAGAAACGTAAAGATTTCGATTGTATAGTTGATATTTTGTTTGATTGTATGCGGAATTGTTCAGATGGGGAACTACATTCTAAATGGATTAATCAAGAGAATATCAAAAAATATGCAAGAGAAAATGGTATAACCAACGTTGAAGACATTAACCTTGAAGGACTTAATGGAATAGTTGGAATTAAGACTGGTGGACGGGTTATTCCTATAGTACTCGGCCAGTTGAGAAAATTTAGAAAATATTGACTTGGATATTATCTTAAAACAACATAACTTCATAGTACTGAATTGGGTACTATTTATAGTAATTACTGCTGAACCGGGCAGTTATTACTACACAGTCCCTTAACTCAATTGAATAGAGTAACACACTTCTAATGTGTAAGTATGGGTTTGAATCCCATAGGGACTACTACTGGTAGATGTAGTTTGGTCGAGTATTTAACATTTAAAAACATTAATCAATATGAAATCAATTACATCAATATATTTGCTCGGAGATAAGAATAAAGGTAAAATCGGTCGTATTAAGGAAATTTCTAACGAAATTACTTTCTATTGGAATAAGATTAAAGAAGAAAATGTTATTCCAAAAGAAGCTAAACGTAATTATGACTTGAAAGAGTTACTTCAGAAGATTAAAACTCTATCTGAAGAACGCATATTATTAAAACTGTATATGCAGTGTATTAATATGGGTTATAAGAAGTTTACTGAATTACCTAAAGATAATAACTATCTTAACATCTTTACTTTATGTGAAAAGACTGAACAGTTGTTTCACTTAAGTAAGATTAAGACTCTTGATCCGAAACTTAAACGTTCTAAAGGAAAGAAGAACCTAGATAAAACTGAAGAGCTTACTTCAGCTTATATTGCAGGTCTAAAAAATAAATTACAATTAGAAATTAACAAAATCAATAAAGATATTACAGATTTTAATGAGAAAGCAGAACTTGATATCGAGGCTCCTGCTTTATCATTAGCTGCATAAAAATGGAGAGAAAAGTCAGAAAAGCAATTTATGCAAGAAAAAGATTTTGGGAATCTAACTCAGCTTATGAGAATAGAGTAAACTATCTTATAGGCTGTGTTAGTAAATATCCCGAATTAGAACTTGCAAATATAGACGTAGGTACTAATACTACAACTATATTTTACTATGAGATAGTAGAAGAAAATTCTATTACAATAAAAGGATTTTCAAGTAAATAACTTAATTATCAAAATTATGAAAAAGATATTAGCAAAGAAAAATAAGAGAACCGGTATAAAGAATCATAGAAGTAATAAAAATAAGTTTCGTAGAAGCTATAAGGCTTATCAAATAATGACGGTAAGCAAGAAACCGGGTCCATCTGGAATCATTAAATATGATGAGAATGGGAAAGTAATAGGATTTGTAAAGTGGGCAGGAAATAAGAAGAAGTCTGAATATACTACTAAAGTAGCAAAAGATGCTATGAATGAAAACAAATCTATAAAACAATCTAAGAAAGAATTAATCAAGAATATTCTTATGAAAGCAGGATATGATCCTACAATACGATATACCCGTAAAGAGAAGAAACATTTTACGCGTATAGTTAAGAACAATATGTTCACTAAACCTAAAGCTATTACGTTAACAACTGAACAAATCAAAGAGAAAATAAAAGCAGATAAACTTGCAAGAAAATCTATGCAGGCTAAATTTGATGAGTCAGTACGTAGTAATCCTTTAACTCCTAAGAAAGGTAAACAGACAGCTCCTAGTGCTGCAGAGTTGTCTATTAAAGAAAAGCCTAATAAAAGAAATTTCCAATATGCTATACAAAGAAGATGCTCTGATAATGATATGAAAGTATACGATTTTGCTACTGGAAACTTTGAAGCATCTACTAGAGATGAAGCAAAGAGTAAAGCTGCTAAATTAGCTAAGAAGTACAAAAAAGATACATCATTCACTGGAGTAACAGTAAAGGACATTGAAGGAGATAACAGTATAACTTACTATACTCGTAATAAGTTATTAGCAGCATAAAAAACTAATAATATTTCTGTTTCCATGTTTTAAACTGGTTTCTCATGTAGCTCAGTGGTAGAGCCGCTACTATGTAGTGTGATTGCGTTGGTTCGAGTCCAACCATGGGATCTAACTTTAAATACTTATAATATGATTATACGAGGAAAAATAGTCTACGTATATGATATTGAGGTATTTCAAAATATCTTTCATTGTTCGGTAAAAAATACAGAAACAAACGACATCTATAAGTTTGAGATATCAGAAAGAAAAAATCAACTAAGAGAATTAGTTAAGTTCTTTAAACAAGTAGATAAATACATTACTTGGGGAGATTATTATACTACAAATATTAACATTCCAGCTAATGTTATATTTTGTGGCTATAATAATTTGCATTATGATAATCCTATAATTAATTATATAATTGAGTATGAGGATAAATTAATGCAATATAATATACCTACTATATGTAGTTCTATATTTAATCTAAGTAAGACCATAACTACTTCAAGCGAAGATAACATAGATGCATGGAAACATTGGAAGTATCAAATATGGTTTGATACTTTTGATATTCTTACTATGTTATATTCTAATAAACTTAGAGTAGGTTTAAAGGAAATACAAGTAACAATGCAATATCCTAATGTACAGGAATTTGTATGTGATTGGACTAAACCTCTTCCTTTAGAAGATTTTGACTCTATGATAGATTATAATATCAATGATATTGAATCTACTTCAGAATTATTAAATAGATGTAAGAAAGACGTTGATTTACGAATCGCTATTGAAGATGAATATGGAGTAAGAGTACTCAGTAAAGATGGTGTAAACATTGGAATGAAGATTTTAACTCAGAAATATCTAGAAAAGACAGGTTTAACTTGGCAGGATATTAAAGATTTAAGGTCTCCAATGAGTGTAATACCATTGAAAGATGTAATATTACCATTTATTAAATATGATAGTCCTATTCTACAGAGAGTATTAGATGATATGAAAAATCAGATAGTATCTCCAGGTAGAAAAGGATATGAGAATAAGTTTGTATTTAATAATTTACGCTATTCTGTAGGAGTAGGGGGTATTCATTCTGTGAATAGTCCTGAAATCATTATTCCTAGAGATGATGAAATGCTCATAGATATAGATGTAGCTTCTCTATATCCTAGTATGCTTATAGAATATGAATTCTATCCTAAACATTTAGGTAAAGAATTCCTAGAAGTATATAAGCAAATTAAAGATGAGCGAATTGAAGCTAAACACAACGGCGATAAAGTAAAAAATGAAACTTTAAAGTTAGCTTTAAATGGTTTATCAGGTAACTTACAGAATGAACATAATTTCTGTTATAGTCCATTTGCAGTAATGCAGATTAGAATTAATGGACAGTTACTATTACTTATGTTAGCTGAAAAATTAACTCAAATTGGATGTCGAATCGTCCAAGCAAATACTGATGGTTTATTCGTCTTACTAAAGAAAGATGCATATTCTAAAGTAAACAGTATTTGTAGAGAATGGGAACAGCTTACTAAACTTACCTTAGAAGAAGATCGTTTTAAAGCAATGTATCAATATGCTATTAATGATTATTTTGCTATTACTGAAGATAACAAAGTAAAAGAAAAAGGAATGTTTATTACTGCTGTAAAATTAGGTAAAGGATTAACTCCAAAGATTATACCTAAAGCAGTAATAAGTTTCTTTAAAGACGGAATACCGGTCGAAGATACAATTAAGAATTGTACAGATATAAGAGATTTTCTAATGTCTGAGAAAACTGGTAAACAATGGCATGTTGAATATATGAACGAGGAGCAACAAAGAACTAATCGTTTCTACGCATCTACTAATGGTGGATACTTGTGGAAATGGAAAGATACTGGTCATAAAGAAGGTGAAATTATAACATATACTGAGCCATACGTAGGAGAACGTAAATATAAGGCTTCTGCAAGACAGTATCAGAATATGCTTACTGCATCTGGTGTTACTCTTCTAAATAAATTTGATAATAAACCAATTGAAGAAAGAAAGATTAATTATAGGTATTATATTATGGAAGCCTATAAGATAATCAGAGATTTAAAACCGTTACAATTGAGCCTATGGGATTAACAGAGGCTTATCAGATATATTTCAGATAAACCATAAGCTTATATAATATATAAGACTATGATTTTAGAAATAGATACTTCTATCTTAGATAGAATACCAACTTTATCTATTAATCAATTAGTATTCCTAACACTTGTATTGAATGATATCAAAACAATCAATCAAGACATTCAGAAACTTCTCAGCCTAGTTAATGAAGAAGAGATACAAGAGTTAGAGACTCAAGGTTTAATTTCTATCCAATATGATAGAGATACCCAAGTCATAAGTAAAACAGAAAAACTAGAAGAACTTCTTAAAGAAGATAAAGCTATGTTTGATATGTTTTATGACCAATTTCCAGTTTACGTTATGAGACCTGATGGAACTAAAGGATTTCTCAGAGCTAATGTAAACAAATGTAGGAAAGAATATAATCGTATCGTAGGCAAGTCTAAAGCAATGCATGAACACATTATGGATTGTTTAAAATATGAAATAGATGAGCGTATGCGTACAGGTAAAATAGGTTATATGAAAACTATGTGGAAATGGCTCACTCAACACGAGTGGGAAACTATTGAGGAACAAATGAAAGTAGAAACTCCTAACCAAAATTACTATAATTATGGAACAGATATCTACTAAGACACTAACATTTAGACATATATCCTCTGCTACTAACGAAGCAGTAGAATATATTCGTAAGAGAAAGAATCATGAGATTGTTTCTTTACGTACTAGATGGAGTAAGTTTAATAAATCCTGTATGGGAGGCATTGAACCTAATACTATATATACTATTGTAGGTATATCTGGTAGTGGCAAAAGTTCATTTGTAAATACGCTTGAAAGTGATTTAATAGACTTAAATTCTAATCAGGATGTAGTAGTACTTAATTTTTCATTTGAAATGTTAAGTTCTAGACAAGTAGGTAGAAAATTGAGCAGTAAGTTAAGGCAAACTACTGCTCAGCTATATAGTTCTAGTAGTGATTTAGACAATACACTATTAGAAGAAGTAGAACAAACTTCTCAACAGATAAAATCATATCCGATATATTATGTAGATACACCGGGTACTGTTGCAGATATAGCATCTACCATTGATTACTTTTACGAAAATAAAGCTAAAGGCAAGAAATTTGTGATTATACTTGATCATACTCTACTTGTTGAAGGTCAAAATCGTGAAAGTGCACTACAAGTGATTTCCGATTTACAGAAACTGTTTATTAGAGTAAAAAAGTTTCCAGATACTACAATAATACAGTTATCACAGATGAATCGTAATATCGAAAATCCTGAAAGAATTAATAATCCATCTATGCATTATCCAATGCGTAGCGATATATCTTCTGCTGATACTATTTTTCATGCATCAGATTACGTTATATGTATTCATAGGCCAGAATAAATAAAGCTGTTCTGGATAAATCCCGTTAAACGGTGAAAACCCGATGGGGCAACGCCGTACCAAGTTTATATAGAAATATATAAATAGTGTCTAACGACTAGTAGTGAAACTACCGCTATTAAAGCTATGTTAATAATTCTACCACGAAAGCGGGAAATATAAACTTATATATTTATTATACGTTCCATATATAGTAATAATTAAATATTCTTATATGGAACTATTAATAGATGGAAAGAAGATAAATATTAGAGATAAAAATAGAATAAAAGAAGAAAATAATACTATTCTATTCAGATGTACTACATGTAGTGAATATCTACCTATTAGTGAGTTTGAACTTCGATGGAATAATAGTAAAACTGAAAAAAATAATGTAAGATCACAATGTAAACATTGTCGTACAGAGGAAAGTAGGCTATACCACTATTATAGAAGAAGGAAATATACTGAACAAGTAGTAAAAGAAAAAATGTTACATTATGATAAACTAAAACATGATTTAGAATATCATAATAAAATAGTATTATATAGATATGCTAAGAACCATTCAAAACGATGTAATATTGAATTTAATATTACTCCTAATGATATAATAATTCCTAAAGAATGTCCAATTCTTAAGCATGAGTTTATTTTAAATGATAAACAATATACTTATTCTATTGATCGAATTGACAATAGTAAAGGATATATACCTGGAAATATTGCTGTTATTTCAAGATTAGCAAATATAATGAAAAATTGTGCTAACTTTGAACAATTAATATTATTTTCTGAAAATATAAAAGATTATATTAAGAAATAGTCTAAACTACACGTATAAGATGAAGGTGTAGAGTGCAAGATAAAGAGCTTGCAGAGAATACAAATTGTGCTCAATATACAGAGTTATGGACCAAATCGTCTACCAGTAAGAGATAAAGTTTATTTGCATATTCTAAAGAATAGAGATGCAGGTGAATGTTCTATACTTGAGTTTGACAATGACCTTAAATACAATAACTTAATTGAGACTATACGAGAAGATGAACCAGTAAGGAAGATTTCGTTTAGTAATAACAATTAAAAAGGCTGAAAATTATGAAATCATATACATTTACATTACCGAAAAATACTAAGAGTGCAAAAACATATAAGGAGTCTTTAATGGACCGAGTAATTAACGCTTATCCTTGGATGACTGTAGAAAGTAAGAGTGATTATCCTTCTTGCAGTTATGGCATCGAATATGCTGGTGCAGGTGATATTATTACTTTAGGTTTAAGTAAGACTCATAATATTGGATGGTTGCCGAAGGAATGCGCTAATTGTCCGTTTAAGTGTTGGGGAGATAATGTAATTAATTTCGACTTAGAAACAGAATTCTTCAAGGCTATTAATGCACTTGATATTTATGCAAAGGAACATTGTCCGTTTGATGTTGACTATGACTTTAAAGATGAGTTTGGTACTCCGGTTAAAATCTTTGATAACTTCGTACAGATTGGTTATGAAGTAATTCCTATTGCATTTGGTTCTTTGAACTATTTAAAACCGAAGACAAAGAAAACTATTATCGATATCACGATTAATATTAAGAAACGTGGTTTGTTTTAATTAAAATATCTTATTCCATATTATCAGAAATTATCAGAACTTTATCAGAGGAATACAAAAAAATAAAAGCTTTTATGATTGTATTACCAAAAGAGAAAGTAAAAGCTAAAGTAGAAAATCCTAGATTTTTGATTTTATTTGGTAAACCAAAAGCTGGAAAAACTACTTTAGTTGCAGCACTGGATAACAATCTAATTATTGATTTAGAAGGTGGTTCAGAGTTCTTAGAGGCATTAGCTGTTCAAGCTAGATCTGTAAAAGATTTAGGTGATATAGCTAATGCAATAAGAGAGATTAAAAAGGAAACTGGTAAATATCCTTACAAATATATTACTATAGATAATGCTACACGTCTAGAAGAGATGTGTATGAGCTACGCTATACAGCTTTATAAAGCTACTCCAATGGGAAAGAAGTACGAAGGTACAGATTTAAGAACTTTACCTAATGGATCTGGTTATTTATATATAAGACAGGCTGTAAGAAAAGTTATTGACATGTTCCGTGGATTATGTGATAACTTTATACTTATTGGTCATACTAAAGATAAGTTGATTAATAAGAATGGCGAAGAAATGGCAGAAATGTCGCTTGATTTAGTAGGTGCATTAGCAAATATTATATGTGGTGAAGCAGATGCTGTCGGCTATGTATATAGAAAAAAGAATGAGACACATATCTCATTTGAAGGCGGAGATAATTCTGTTATTGAAGCTAGAGCACCTCATTTAAGAGGAAAGAATATAGTAGTAGCAGAGAGTGATAAGAATAATAACATCACTACTTATTGGAATAAAGTTTATTTACCTGAATAATTAAAAATAAGATATTATGATATTTAGTACAGAATTAGCAAATGAAGTAAAGTTGTCAGATAATAGTAATAATACTAAGTACTTGGAAGCAGGTATTCATGACAACGTTAAGTTTGTATCCGCAAAGTTTGCAGAGTCTCCTACAGGGAAGAAATTCATTGAATTTACTTTTGAAAAAGATGGTAAGAGTCTTGTTCATACTGAATGGGAACCAGCTGTTCGTGAAAGTGATACTGAAGAACAGAATCAAAGTAAAGCTACTAACCAGGTAACTCGTATTATGCGTATACTTAAGTGTTTCTATCCTAAGAATGTATTAGTGTTCAGTGGTAGTTCTTATAAAGAATTTGCTAACTGGGTAGTAACAATGCTTAATAGTGCTAATAAAGATATTTTACTTAAAGTAAAAATAGTTTATAATGATAAGGGTTATACTACACTTCCTAGTTATGTTAAGTTTGCTTCTATTGAACCTATGAATATTCCTATGGGTTTCTATGAAGAAGGTAAGAATGAAAGCATGATTAGAGAAATTACAGGTATCGATCAATTTACTAAGCCAATTGTTGCAGATAAGGAAGTTAAAGAGGTTAACCCTCTTACTACTACTGTAAATGATCAGCCTAGTAATGATCTGCCTTTCTAATTTTGTAGATAATCCTATAAGCCGCCTACGCTAGGCATAATATAGCGATACGTGAGTAGCATGCTACTATGTGAGATAAGAAGCAATCGACGGTAATACGCCGAATGTGAGGTGTGACGGAGGCATCAAAATTCATAGAATAGGGATAGCATGCACTCACGTTTTCATGATAGTAATGGTTAATTAAGGTTCGATTCCTTAGCTATCGCTAAAAATATATCATATGGTTTACGATACAACAAAAATAAAAGATAATGTGAGTATTACTTTAGATTGGATATTATCTAAAGTAACTGAGTATGATATATATGCAGCGTACATTGGTAATTTTAAAGTAGGCATGATATATAATTCACCATTAAGAAAGGATAAGACACCTTCTTTTGGATGTTATTATAGTAAAAAAACTAAACAGTTAATGTTTAAAGACCATGGTACTGGAGAATGTGGTAATATAATTAAGTTTGTATCACTATTCACAGGACTAACTAACTATTCAGATATACTCAATGATATAGTTAATAAACTTAAAATTACTAATGATACGAAACTCGTTAGCTCTAAGCAATATATACCGTCAACCGAGACAGTAATTGGTATTGTAAGACAAGACTTTACTCTAACAGATATCAATTACTGGTCTCAGTTTAATATTTCTACCACTACTCTAAAGAAATTTGGAGTAAGTAGTATAAAATATTATCTATGTAACGGAGTTGTAAAGGGTATTTACAAGGATAGTAATCCTATGTATGCTTATAAGGTTTATAATAATTTTAAAATATATAGACCTTTAGCAGATAAATATACAAAGTGGCGTAATAACCTGACTGAGAACGACATTCAGGGGTTTAAACAGTTACCTAAAACTGGAGATATACTCATTATTACAAAGAGTATGAAAGACGTCATGTGTTTATATGAGATGGGTATTCCAGCAATAAGCCCATCATCAGAGTCTACATTTATCCCAGATAAGGCTCTAAACCAGCTTAAGAAGCGTTTTAAACGTATAATTATCTTATTTGATAGAGATACAGCTGGAGTTAAATATCTTCGTAAAATGAGCCTTAAAACAGGCTTAGAAGGGATGTTAGTCCATAAAAAGTTTAAAGCAAAAGATATATCTGATGCAGTTAAGCTTAATGGATTTGAAACTATTAAAAATTGGTTATATGAAGAAATTTATTAAAAAAGTTGGTTTTATATTATCTATTCCATTAGTTTGGTTATTAGTAATATATAATATACCTACTTTCTTATTAGACTATATAATAAACTGGTTACGGTCTACTAGTAATATGGCTAATATAATAAGGTATTGGAAATTACTCAAATTTGGAGTAATTAGTCTATACAATAATAAAGACGTAACATTAGAAAGTACTATAAAAGCATATAATAAGGATGAATGGATTACATTTAATAGTACAAAAAAAATAAAGGTTAATGAGAAGAAAAAAATAGTTAAATAGTAAAGTACGAAATGCAACTCCAAATGAATATGATGGAATTAAATTTCGTAGTAAACTTGAAACTTATACATATAAAAAGCTGAAAGAGGCAAATATCATGGCAGATTACGAGATGCATCGATATGAACTACTTCCAGCTTTTACTTTTGATAATAAAAAGTATAGAGCAATGACTTATCTACCTGACTTTGTAGGAGATAACTTTGTTATTGAATGTAAAGGATACCCTAATGAAGCTTGGCCTTTAAGAGAGAAACTATTTAGATATTACCTATATAGTAATAATATAGGAGTCAATTTCTATATAGTTCATAATCAGAAGGAGGTAGATGAGTTAATAAAAAAACTAAAGAAATGATACTATTTTATAGTATAATTATATATAAACTAACTAAAACTTTATACCATGAAAATCTGCGCAATAAGTGATATACATGGTCATTTAATTAATATACCAGAATGTGATGTGTTATGTATAGCAGGTGATGTAGTGAATTTACTTGCTCAGAGAGATAACGAAGAATCAGATAAATTCTGGTCTATTACTTTTGTCAATTGGGTAGATAAATTACTGTGTAAAAAGGTAATTGTAGTTCCAGGAAATCATGATATTTATATAGAAAATCTTATCAATGATATTGTAGAAGATTTAAGTTGGCAAGATTTTAAAATTAAGATGTCAACTTTAACTAACGATAAAGTAGTATTTCTTGTTGATGAACTATATGAATATGAAGGAATAACCTTTTATGGAACTCCTTGGATAGCTCCTATACATTGGCAAACGTGGGCATTTGAAGATACTCAGAATGAATACGATGAGTATATATGCCCATATGAAAAGATACAAAACTGTGATATACTTATTACTCATGAAAATCCTAATTATAATGAAAAGCTTGAACATTACTGTTTTGGTAAATATAAGCATCATTTCTTTGGGCATTGGCATGATGGTATATCATATGGTCATTTAAACCAATATAATTGTAGTATACTAACTGACAGTTATCTTGAAAGAGAAAGACCTAAAATAGTAACTATTGATTTTAACTTAGAAGAAAAATAAACCTTATTATGAAGATTACGTTATAATAATAAAATAATATTATAATGGAAATTTGGAAAGATATAAAAGGTTATGAAGGTTTATACCAGATAAGTAATACAGGTAAAGTAAAATCTTTAACTAGATATATAAATAGTAAATCTGGTAGAAAACTCTTAATTAAAGAAAAAATACGTAAAACAACTACTACAACAGCTGGTTATGAGTATGTAGTTCTTGCGAAAAAAGGTAAGAATAAGACACTATTAATTCATAGATTAGTAGCTGAGAATTTTATTCCTAATCCTAATAATTATTCTTGTGTCAATCATATTGATGAAAATAAAAGTAACAATAATGTTTTAAATTTGGAATGGTGTAATTATGAGTATAATAATACTTATAAAAATATTCATTTGCGAAGAAACAATAACAATATTACTAGAAGAGTAATTCAATATGATTTAGACATGAACGAAATTAAAAGATGGAATACAATTACAGATGCATCTAAAGAATTTAATACTAATATAGCAAATATAATTAAGTGTTGCAAAGGAGAACGTAACCATTGTTGTGGATTTAAATGGAGATATTACGAATGATTATTGATTGTGAATATTATTCTGATAACACACGTATTTCCAATTCAGCTATTGGTTGGTTCTTAAAGAAAGGACCACGTTTCTATCGAGATATGATAGATGGAAAAGAGGAAGGATTAAAACTTCCTCAGCTCGAAAGGGGTACTATGATTCATGAATATATACTTCAACCAGAGGATTTCTGGAATGATTATATAATTCTTGATTATGAAGTACCTAAAGTAAAACAACAAAAAGATTTCTGTGAGACTTATGCTAATTCATTAGAACTCATAGAAGACGATAAAAAGATTGCTGCATACAAATCTGCATACAGTAATTCAAAAAGCTCTGAAATCGTCTTAAAAGAAGCTACAGAGCTATGTAATCGTTATGCTGATTATATTAAAGCATTACAAAGTAAAAAAGATAATCGTAAAGTAATATCTTTTGCTGATTTAAATATGCTTAAAAATATTAAGAATAATATTGATAATCATAAGAAGGCAAAAGAGTTATTAGAAGATATTCCTGGAGTAGAATCTCATAATGAGTTTCATATTAACTGGGAATTACCCGTTGATGATTGGATTGCGCCTTGTAAGTCTTTACTTGATAGATGTATATTCGATCATATAAATAAGAAGATTACTTTAATCGACTTAAAAACAACTAGTGATGTCTATAATTTTAAACATTCTGTAGAAGAGTTTGATTATTATAGACAGATAACTTATTACTTGCTTGCAATTAGTTGGTACATGAAAGATCAAGAAATTGATATTTCAGATTATGATTGTGAAGCATATATTATTGCTATTCAAACAAATAGTAATAATGAAGTGAGAGTATTTAACATGTTTAATGAATTAGAGTTAGATAGTCGTAAGGACCTTATTGTCAAAACTTTAACAGAACTATCATATCATTATCGGACAGGTAATTGGGGCCATACTCGTAAATATTACGAAGAAGATGGTACTGAAGAACTTGAATGATGTAAGTATTTATATAGTTCCATTATGTGATGATAATATTACGTGGAGAGATTTAACTGTAGAAAGTGGATTTATAAATGCTTTTACATCTGATAAAAATAGACCTTTTCTAGAAGATAAGGTCTTTCTTGTTTATGATAGTAGTGTAAACACTATTGAGTCTCTTGAAACACACTGTAAATTATCTAGGTTAGACTCTTACTATAATAAACGGTATATAACTATTAACAAAAGACATTATACTGTTTATTGTCTGAGTAATCCTAAGTATAATAAAGATATTAAACGTCTTCGTAATAATGGTAAACCTTTCACTCTAGATGCCATGCTAGAGATTAACAGATTTTGGCAAGGTATAAAAGTGCCAGAATTAGAAAAAAGGTTATTCTATAGCTGGTATAGATTTGGTGACTCTATAGAAGCAGAATTACCAGAAGAAGACTATTATAGTTATGAAGATATTGGTGAGTCTTCATAACTAAAAAGCCTACTGATTTAATAGTCAGTAGGCTTATCTTTTTATTAGAGTATTTAAACTAATTGAGAATTGATATAGAAACTTTAGAAGTTCATTAATTGATTCTGTAGGTAATTACGTTTTGATTTAGGATCTTGAGCTTCTATAATACTCTTAAATGGAGTTACCTTAATAATATTTTTAAGTATTACAGGCATGCCTTTATATACTCCTCTATCTATAATAGTAAATGGAGTTCTATCACCAATATACGAAGCAGGATTAACTAAATTTATAAAACTACTAATATTATCGAACCAATTGAATGCTGCTGTTGGAGATTTGATTAAAGCCATAAATTCAAAAGGATTATACATAGTACGGAATTCAAATGCTGAACGCATAGCTAAATATGTTATTGACTGTGTTAACCAAGTATCGTAATCATCATCTCCATCAACTATACTAGCTATAGTAAGTGCTACAACAGTGGATGCAGCTATAAGAACTAGTTCATTTAATACTCTTCTAACTGCATATTGTTCATACTCTTGCATATTATTATAATCAGCTAATAACTATTTAATAGCAAAATGTCTATTAGCTATAATATTCTTCAAGAATCTACCTGTAGATCTATAGTAACCTTCCTCTATAGTTTGTAAATCTAAATTATACTGTTTAGGTTTGAATCTATCGTGTAATGCAGAAATCATAAAGTTACGATGTAATACTAAGTATGAGGCCATAGCATTGGCATGTACAGCTGCTTTATCAACTTCTCGAATAGTACCATCTATTCGTTTACTTATGATTTCTATTCTATTACGTACATCATTTAGTAATTTATCTGTGATTAAAGGTTTATATTTATCATCTACCACTACATCGCCATTTGGAAGTTCTATATATGCATCATATAAAGTAGTAGTAAGCTATTTAAATTCTACTGCTCCTTTCTTTCTGTCATTAGAGTAGAATTTATCTATATACTATTGCTTTGACATAAAACCTTCATTATCAACCAAACGATAATTATGATAGATACTTAATAAAGTATGACTTTTAACAGTGTAATCAGACTACGTATATCCAGCAAACCAAAAATTTTGATTAATAGAACGTAATACCTAACTCTAGTCTAATCTATCAAATAACTCTTTGTTATCTTTTACTACCTAATTAAGCATAAGTAAATAAGGTAATCTACCTTTAGGATTAGGATTACCTATGTTCTACATCATGTTAGGTAGTTCTCTAGCAAATTCAGATCTAGCAAAGTTTAAATCTTCTAAATCAAAATACCTACCCATCTTAGCTTCTAAAGTAGTATAAGTAGTATCAGTAAAGAAAGAGGTGCCTATAGACCATAAGTTACCGGATAGGTTTACTTTAGTAACAAATCCTCTAACAATATCTAAAGCTTTACCAAAGTTAATATCATAACCTAACACATTACCCTCAATAGGAGTTTTATTTCTACCATACATTAATCTATCTACTAACAACTATGACTATTTATATACATTAGTAGATCCAGGTCCTTTTAATTCTTTAGAGGTTCTTATAGATAACTATCTTAGTAAATTGAGCATCAATTCTACTTCATCTTGTTTGGCTGACATATTTTTATAATTAGCAGCCATATTGTAGAACTGTACTACAGCAGATACAGCATCCGTAGATATACTATTTGTATCTTCTAAAGGAGTAATAAATCTAGTAGGTATTACTTTAATAGGATCTCCATTAGGCATAGTAGAAAACTCTTTAACAAAATCTAAATCATCTTCTTTTGTTATAGCAAAATCTTCTACGGCATATTTTAACTTATTTAATATTCCATCTTTACGATTCAATACCTACATAAACCTAGCCTCTATTTGCGGCATCATATTTTCATTACTATTAGCAAGGAATGATATGAAACTCATAGCCTCATTCATTATATTAGTAATTTCATTATATAATTCCTTTACTTCTGGTTTATTCATTACTTCGTTATAAGCCTTACTATTATCATAATATTTCTTGTTAGGCTAAATAGCAGGTCCGTTCTCATCAAATTCAGGATTATACCACTCTGAAGATTCCAGTATTTTAGAGTATTTACTAGATGGTACTGTTTCTGTATACTACTGAGCAAATTCAGGTAGTGGTCTAAGCTCTGTATAATATGAAGCTGGATGCATAAATCCTCTTACATCTTCATAATGATTGTTATTAAACCATTCATTATATGCTTGGACGCCTGCATTTCTAGCCTATTCCATATCGTGATAGTACTATTCTGTATTTACTATTTCTGCAAAATTTGAGAATTTATCAGCTCCTTCTGTTTTTTGAGTAGCAGTATATGCATTTGCTATATCTTGATCTAACTATAATAAGCTTCTTTTCTCATCATCGCTTAATGAATTAATGTCAATCTTATTAGTATGAGGATCTTTATATAGATTCTGCAACTGTCTTCTTCTAGAACGTAGTTTCTAATATGTGCTTTCGGGATCTTTATTATTAGGGTCAGACTCCAAATTAGCTATTCTATCATAGAAATCTTGAGTATACCTAGTTACAGTATTTCTTTGTTTCCATAACTATACTTCAGCGGTCTCCCCTCCATATCTTTCTATTACTTTAGCTAAATCCTTTTCATACTTATCTTTATCTATATCATATTTAATATGTTTATTCACTTCTTCATGAAAGGAGATTAGTTCATCTGCTATTACTCTATCTATTCCAGTCTTTTCGCTACCGTCTATATTAAATATGTTAGATAATAATCTTTTCTATTTACGTAGAGATTCTAACTATTTATATTCTGCTTCTGTAAGTAAATTTTCATACTATACACCATTAATTGTCATAGACTAGGTAATACTGTCTATCATACTCTGGATTTCTCTTTCCGCATCTCTAGTCTTCATAGACAGCATCTTATTTCTAAGAATGTAATATTCAGCTTTGTATCTCCTTTGAGCTCTATCTGCATACCACTTAGTTAGTTCATCGAACCATTTCTTTTGTATATCTTCATCTTGTGGTAGTACATACATATTGTTATCATCTTTAGAAATACCTAATTTTTCAGCCAATTTATCCATGAACTATCTCTAATCACGTTTTAATTGGCCATTATTTAATGGAGCTACTCTATTACCAGAATAGGTGCCATCATCTAATTTTTCATATAATAACTTCTGTACATCGTTACCATATTTTTCTTTAGCAGCATTTACTAATTTAACTAATTTAATGCCAACCTCCATAGTCTCTCTATCTGTAGCATTTTTAGTATCATTAAGTAGTTTAGCTATAATCTATTGTACAGCATTATTGCTATTACTAGACATACCGAACCAATCCATAAATAAACTAGAATCATGTTTAGGATCATCTAACCAATTGATAGTATCCTATATCATATTCTGTGGCATACCTAATTCTGTAAGATACTGCTGTAACATACTATAACCCTTAGATTTAAGTACATTTATAAACTTATTATTAACACTATCTATTTGTTGCGATAATGTATTAGCTAATTCTTTTATAGTATCATAATTAGGTTTATCTTTAAATATATCAGTAGTATCAAATAAATATATTATATCATCCATAAGAGGCTTATAGAATCCGACATAGTCATTAGATAACTATCTAATCTGTTTAGCACTAATATTCTTTGTAGGTTTACTTAAGAATTTAATACTATCGTTTATAGATTCATCAATATGCTATAAGAATTGATATATACCTTCCTCTGTTTCGGAATTAGCCAGTTGCTATATTGTAGTCTATAGTTGATTCCATACTTTAGGATTCTTAACAGTGTATCTCTTAATAGAGTTTAATCTATCCTTTAAACCTTTCTGTATCTTTTCATATAATTTGGTTACTTCATTGATTACTCTCATATCTTCTTGAGGTATTGGAGTAAAGTCTTCTGGATTATATGTTACGCTAGGGGAAGATATTACGTCTGATATGATGGGCTCCTTGTTAGCGTCTAAATCTTTTCCATTTGACCATGTTTTATATGATGTAGAAAATATCATTACTTTAGCTTTTATAGCAGCTTCTCTATTGCCATCAAAATGATCTAATAAATCCTAAAACAGTATAGAAGGCTCACCATTTGGAGCCTTATCTATACCGTAACCATTATTCAAATCCCAGACAGTATATGCAACTTCTGGTACAACTCTTTCTAATTCCTTCCATTCTGGAAGATTTTTATTTGGACATTTATACATATTTTTATCTGGAATTATAAGTTACAAATGAATTTTCTTAACGCTTCCTCAAGTTTGTCTTGAGTATTAACATTATTATCTCGCATGTATTGAGCAAACTCATTCAAGTAGGTCTGCCTCTCTTCTTGTGTGAGATCACTCAGCTAATCTAATACTTCAGATACTCTACGATTTCCTTGGTCGTATAATGATACTAAATCAATACCAGTTAGAGCCTAAGTAGAACCTACATCTGCAAGAGGTCTATACTGATTTCCAGCCTTCTCATATTCCTCGATTGGAATTATTTCTGGATGAGTTTCTATAGTCATATCATACGTATCAAGTTCAGTATATTTTCCCTGCATCTTTTTATCACTTGGCTTTAAACCAGTTAATCTTGCAAACATGATGGAACCTCCATCAAACGATAATATAAACGGTTTATTCTTTGCGTTCTATCCACCAAGCTAATCATATATGTTTCTTGCTATGTCTGTAGGGATATTTATGATAAGTTCAGCAACTTCTTCGTAAGGTTCATTTTCTAACTACGTGTTTACTTGATCCATTACCTTGTTACCGATATATTCATTTATTGACACCCTTTGAATATTATCACGGAACCATCTTTGTGCAGTTCTAGTTTTATTCCAATCATTATAGATCATTGAATCAAAGTTATCAATCAATGTATCAAGACTAGCAACCAAACTGTCTTCGAGTGTAGGATTGTGGGATATGCCAAATTTATCGAATAACCTAAATATAAGATCCTTAATATTTGAAATTAACTTATCAAGTAAATTGTGTTTACTAAGTATCTTTCTAAAGTTAGGATTCGCTAATTCAGCAATCATCTCGTACTCAGATTTAAGCCCATAATAATCGTTACTGTTTGGCAATATACTTCCCATAAAATCAACATAATTATCTTTTTCTTTTTCTAATAAGGTTTTATATGTAGCTTTTATCGTTTTCACTGCGGCCTAAACATCAGCAGACATCTCATCTGTATTATCAATAGCATATGAAGTAATAACATGTATGTATTCATGAAGTAGTAGGTTATTTAGAGATATACCTGCTTCCTTAACATAATCTTCATAATCTTTTCGTAATTTTATACGATTATTATCAGAATCAAATTGTGCAATAGTAGCGCTTTGAATAAGCTAACTTTGATCTACTAATACCGTCTAAATACCTAATTTATTGACTAAATCAAATACTTTAGAAGCTACTTCATCGAAGTTTAATTTCTTAGTATCCTATTTAGTCAACACTTTCTCATTTTTAGTATGTTGCTGATTATTATCTGTAATTTTAGTTAAAGAAATATTTTGATTTAATAATTGCTTGTTTCTAATCAAATAGCCCATAACTGTAGCATGTGATGGTCTATTCAATTCAGTGTAATAAAATACTTTACTATTTTCAGGAGTATTTAATATTTTTTGAATAATAGCTTGCCTAAATTGTTCAGTTGCTCTCTGTTCACCAAAGTTATTTCCTGTGACGAGCCAATCATAAAATTGCTATACAGTATCAGATCCCCTTGTAGTCACGCTAAATGGATTACCTATCCAACCTTTATTTACAGAAGATTCACTAAACGTTTCTGGTTTATCACCATATTTCCTATATGCTACTATACCATTAGGATTTGATTTAACCCAGTCATTAACTTTACTCCAGAAATCTTTAGAACCATTAGCTAATTCAACTCCAAATGCTTCAGTTTTTTCTGATATATTGTTTACATCTTGTACTTGTTGCTAAATAGGTTCTAATTCTGTAATCATTCCTGAATATGTTTTATAAGAATCTATATTTTCATCTTCAGTATAATTCTCATTAGCTTCTTCAAGTACTACACCTTCAACACTATCATCGACTTCATCTTGTTCGTACTCAAATATTCTGTCCTGTTCAGCTATAGCATAGTTCATACCAGAATATGATGGTAATTCTCCAATATGATGCATATACGCTTTATCTTGTTCAAAGTAAGTTCTTTCTACTTCATCAGTCATATCAGATAATGCATCAAGATTATTCAAAGCTTCAAAATAATCCCATTCATTTTCCTTATTGAATTCAAATTGAGTCGATAAACCATACTCTATAATAGTATGACCTTTATAACTATAACCCTTTTTAGATACCAGACCATATATAGGGGTATATAGAGTTCTACCAGTAAGCCTCCCCTACCACGTTCTTTCTGGTTTGTCAATATAACCTATTAATCTATATACATGCCAATTAGCAGGTTCAAAACCTAAACTGTCTTTTATCTTAACATAAGGAGGGAATATTGGGTATTTTATATCATGTATTGTTACCCAGTTTAATGGTTTAATAACAGCAGCCTGCATATCAGTTCTCTATCCAAATATAATATTTGGCATAGCTGCATCTTTATTAAGGCTTACAGATCTTAATGGAGCTTGATATTTACCGCCATACATGTCTACAGGTCTTACTAGCTTATCATTCTACCAATTATTCAAGAATAAATCTTCAATATCATTATAAGATTTATCTGCATTATTAACCATCTGATCTAATTTACATTGAATGAATTGAGTATAACCCATATTAATTCTTTCACTATTAGGTAGATACTGGAAGAACGCATTCATTACTGTATTATCCCCAGATGTGTAGAAAGAGTATACGGCTAAATCTCTGAACAATCTCTTAACTGAAGGTTCGGGATCATCTAATAACTACCTCCAATAGTTGATAAGATTATTTGCTTGCTCCTAATCTGCATTTAACTATTCTGACCTATCAATAAAGTCTAATCCTTCCTTATTAATATTAGGTATTAAGTAGTTAACGAAATCATTAGCTATAGTACCATCATTATTTAGTAAGTGACTTAATCTAGGGTTACCCTTTAGTACTTCCTACTTAAATCTATACAGTCTATTAGGTATAGAATTACGTCCTTGGAACATAGTATTTAGATCTATATTGTTATCTTTAACATATTGATTAAAGAATTGACTCTTTATCTAAGCTTCCATTCCATTTATTACTGCACTAAGTAATTTAGAATCGGCATTGGTAGCTCTACCTAGTAACGATAGAGCGATATGTTTTTGATTAGCAAATTGATCAGTACTACGCAATAATAAGTTTCTGAATATAGATGAACCTAAAGGTATACTATTTTCTGTTTTTGTACGGATGAATGTTTCATTAAAGAATCTAGTAACTTCACCTTCAGCGAATCTACTATTTTCTTCCATATCTTTCATACCTTTATAATATATATCTTGTTCAGCAAAAGTTTTACCAGTCTTCTTAGTATCAATCTTTGAGAATTTAACAAGATTAGCTAAATCGTCTGCATAAGGTTTAAGAGCTAACCAAGCGTAGTATATTCTTACTTGTTCTTCATTAAAGTTTTTAGAATCTTCTGGATTAATCTTTAATAACTATCTTGTTCTTGATGTTACTTCTCCTTTATCATCAATATAAGTTCTAAATAGATCTTGATATTCTAAAGCTTTAGTTTTATTTTTTCTGTTTATATATTCGTACTTTCTACGTAACTTTTTAGTAGGATCATATTTATCTAATACTTTTTCTATAGCTTCTTTTTCAAGTTGGGAAGGAGTCTTAGTTCTATCAATACCGTACTTACCTTTAGTCTTAAGTACTTCATTAGCCATCTCTACTAAGATAGGTTGTCTAACAAAATAGAATGTTTGAGCGCCTTTACCCGTACGTAATAAGAATGACACCATATTATATGTCCAAGCATTAACATTAAGCTTAACAATATAAGGATCTTTGGCTATATCTACGAATGCATTAATCATAGCAGATAACCAGTCTAATATACGACCTCCTTTAGGATTACCTTTTGTAGGATAGTCATATATTCGTCCAACATCTACTATCTCTAAAGCTTCTGTGAAACCATCGCTCTACATTCTGATACCTACCAACTAAGTAAGGATATGATGAGCATTATTCAACGCAAAAGGGCCAATGCCAGCTTTACCACCAGTATATTCTGCCTTTCTATCTTCTTGGTATCTAGGAGTATATACTTCAAATGGTTCTGGATGATATGAACTAGTACCTTCAATATCTTTAAGTATTCCCTTAACTGTATCAGTAGCATCATCAATAGAACCTTTTAACATAGCTGAATTATCTTTAGTAAGAAGAATTTTGATATACATTTTAATAATGTCATTCTTATAAGCGCTAGCTACATCTTCTCTAGTTAAAGCATCACCATGAGTTATAATACCTCCATTCTTATTGAAAGAGTATCTAGCTACATACAGTTTATCAATATCAAAGTCAGAACCAGTAAGCTTAGTAAATCCTTCAGGTAGCATGATGGTATCCCCCATAATCTCAGGGAATACATCTACGAATCTTAATGCAGATATTGATGCAATAGACTGTGTAGGAATACGATAACCAATTCCTGTAGCATCTGCACTCTATCCTATAATATTATGATCTAATAACCACTTTCTAGCTTGTTTAAATGTCATTTTACTGTAGTTAGGTATCATATGTTTAAATAGATTTATACTTACTACAGAGTCCATAGAACCATCCTTATCATTAATCATGAGTAATGGTTTTCCATCATTGATCATATCTTCTGTAATAACATTCTAGCTAGTAGCTTCGAGTCCAAATGCAGATCTTTGAATGAAAGCCCCACCAGGCATATGAACATCAATAACTAGTTTATTAATCATAGATATAAATCTACTTTCTAACCATTTATTATCAGATAAAGCAGACAAAGGTATTACAAATGCATTATTCTTAGTTTTAAGACCAGATAATACATTGTCATTAGCATCAGATTCTCTAGCGTCACGCTCTAACATATTACCTAAAGCTGTAACATTTATATTACCGTCTACAAATAATTCATCTACTATATCCTATCTACCCATGTTAGATAAAGTATTCAATGCTCCCATTACTGTATCATTGATTTCTCTACCTGTTACTTGAGAACCGTCTGGACCATATAAATCATCCTTACGTAAATTAGATAAGTTTACTTTTAAGAACTGTGTACCAGCCATCTATTCCGGATGAGTATGGGGATTAGTCTCTAACTGCTGTCTGAGATATTTAAACTTCTGCCTATATGTTACGAGTTTACTCAAATCAGTAATAGTATTACCCTATCCGCTTTCTGCCCAGTCTACTATAGAAGCGGATAATACAGTCTAACCGTCTTTAAGTTCTATTTCACAATCTTTAGCCTTTCTATAGTATGCAGTAGGAGATTCTGAACCAGCTTTAACTGCAGAATCAAACATAGCCATATCAATAGGATCATTAGGATCTACCATTCTGTCATATAAAGCTTTAATATCTCCAGTAGCTACAGATTTAAATAACGGGAATAAAGCCATCTTATTAAAGTAAGGTATACCTAATCCATTTCTAAATCTGGTACCGAATGCTATATACTTCATAGCATTTAATATAACTTTATTAGCTTCTGCATATAACTTAGGATCAGATTCCCATTTATCTGCAGTATCAGGATCAGTCAATACTTCAAATGCTCGTTTAATGTCAGCATTCCATACACCACGCATTCTAAGTAAATCTCTAGTCATATTAGGACTTATATATACAGCTGCATCAGCCACATTAACTCCTTTCTTATAACCAGCTACAGCTACTTTAGCTGCTTGTTTAGCAATTTTAGTTTCTTCAGGGTATATACTTTCTATATCGCGTATGCTAAGATCTTTTACCTCATTCCAAGCTTCTTCTCCTAACATTTCCTATATAGTTTCTTTTATATTTGCCCTATAGAACAAACCTTCATACTCATGGTATTGTTTATCCATGATTTCATGATCTTTAAGCTCTGTAACTACATATTCATCACGCATTGGATCATTAAAGAAGTCTAATCTATTATTCAAACCAGTTGATGTCAAAGAACCTAAACGTTTGATTTTGTCAATAGATACGTCCGTTATACCCTCTCTATCATACTTTACTTTGTAATACGCAGGTGAACCACTAAATAGCTTTTCTACTTCTTGAATAGATATTATACTATTCATCACATAGTCAGATATCATATCGAATACTGCATATGCTTCCGCATTAGCACTATCCACACTCTAATATCTAGCTGATCTTTCTGTTACTACATTATCATCAAGTAATACATTACGTATACTCCATATATTACCTTGATCATTCATAGTAATTAAACCAAGATCTCTAGCATATTCTAATTCTTTCTTTACTCTACGATTAATTACTCCAGCTAAGAAAGCCTTTTGTGTTTCTGGAGAAGTATTAAAGAAATAGTCTTTAGCTAATTGTAAACACTCTTTAGCTGATTTGGTAGGATCATTAAAGTTAACAAAACCTTTATTAGTATATATACCGGTCAAGAATAAGAATCTAGCTCCATTGCCTTCCAAAGTTACAGTGTGCTTAACTCCATCTTTATCTTTATAATCATATTTATTAGGAGTATGGAAGTTTTTAATACGTCTAGATGGTTCGATCCAATCATTATTTATAGTACCATCATCATTATAATGTAATCCTGTTTCTGGATTATAATGATTAGGATCATCATCTATCTATCTTAAGCACAACTCTATTTGGTTTAGTTCATCGTAACAATAACCTAATAGATAGTCCATAACTTGTTCGCCATACTGAACAAAAGTTTGACCATTGTTATTATTGAATCTAATAGGTTCGTGTGGTAATGTTATTCCTTTAATGAAATGATATGTTTTCTTATCTGCTACTGTAGGGAATATTATTCTATTATTAAATACAGCTGCCATTTTAGCTATATAGTCTTCTCTATCAGTGATACCGTGGTAATCTCTACCCTTATCTCCAGTAGTAGTATCCTTAAAGTTAATAAGGGTTTCCATTGATAGATTTCTATTACCTCCTCTAACTGCCTGCAATATAATAGAATGTTCATTATAAACTACAGATTCTAATTCCTAGAATACAGTAGGATCTGATACTATCTCATTAAGTCTATCTTTAGCAAAATTATTCTATGATACCATATAATAAGAATTACCATCAGGACCATAGCTACTCAAACTATTATCTGTAGCATGTGTAAATGCATAATAATTAGCTAACTCTTTAACGTAACCTATATTATTCCATACCTATGTAGGATCAACAGTTACTTCATTCACTTTAATTTCTTTAATAGTACTATCGCTATTTATAGCATTTTTAATTGCCTCAAGCACACTTACTATTTTTGGAATACCACCGAAATTAACAGTTGAACTAGAGAACTCACTAATAAGAGTAAATGCATCTGATTTAGGATTACCGTATCTACCAGATAATAACATTTTATCTATAGTAGGTACATCAATGCCGATACCTATTACATTAAACATGTTAACTAAATACTTCTTAAGCATTTTCTAGTTAGATGTTTCATGTAAATCAATATTTCTATCTCCTATCTTAAGTATACCTTTATTATTTCTAAATGCAGTAATAACACTATTGAAGTTCTTAATTACAGTATCTAAAGCCTTTTTAGACCCTTCTTCTGCTATCACTTTACCTTCTTTATCGTATTTAAACAATCCAGCATTAGTAAATAATGCTTGAGACCATACTTTAGGATAAGTAGCAGCTTTAACATCAACTGTATTATCGGTAAGTTCATGTTTAATGAATCCTGTTTCTGGATCTTTACTTACTTTAGCTGTAACATAATTATTTATGTCACAAGTTACTACAGTTTCTATCTTAGTAAGCATTGCTTCAGCATCAGCGGCCTTAACTAAATCTTCTTTCTGATTAGAATCTTTAATCAGTCTGTTAAGTTTAAATAATAAAGCAGAATGAAAAGCACTACCATTTTGAGCATAAGTAGCTACTTTATCAACTATATTAGCTATAGTACGACACCCGGACAAATCTTTAAGTATATTGTCCCATGCAGTCTTAGCATCAACAAAATTAGCAAAATGAGTAATAGGATCTATCTTCATGGACATAGAACCATCAGGGCTAATCTCATATAGAGGTATAGTTTGGAAGAAGAACTTAACCTCTGCAGGAGCATTATCTTTAATAGATATATTCATTCCCTCTACCGTATGCTGCCCTATATTAACTCTTTCTGCTCCCTCTTCTATATCACTTATAGTTTCATCCTCATTACGATCTATAGCTCTAATACCTAGTTGTTTTAATCTAGTAGCTATAGTTGGCATAAATACAGTCTCATATTTCTCAAGAATCTCATCCATTACAGGAGAAGGATAAGTTCTAGCTTGCGCTTCTATAATAAGCTTAAGCCTTTCAAATTGTTGATTATCCTCAGCCAATGCTGAATATTCAATATTAGGCACTGTAGTTTGTCCATTTACTCTAAAGAATGCATATGTGAGAGACTTGATTATATTATCAAATTGATTGTATTGAGTAATTGTTTTTAACTCATAACCAGCTACTTCTAGATTAGGGCCAGATGTACCATATATTTGTCTAAATCTATTTACATTCTCTTCGTTAGGCTTAATTCCATAGAACTTGCCTCTATTAATATCGGAATATATTTTAGCTAATGCGTATTGACCAGTTCTAGCCCACAGCTTAATAAAATCTAAAATCCTTCTAAACCAATTCTTAGTATCAAAAGCATAGCTTCCAGCTTCATTTAACATAAAGTCTCTAAATTGATCTGCTAAAGCCTCTTCTATTTGAGAATCAGTCATTTGAGGATTCTTTTTTCTCATTCTATTATATATTCTTTCTCTTCTTTTATTATCTATCAAGAGTAAAGAAACTCTATGCCATGCTTCATGATACTCAGTACCTACAGGGGCAAAATTACTAATTAATACAGAATCTTCTATTACTCTACCTACTACAGCTGTACCAGCTTCTGTAACATCTATTATAGTAGGAATAATCTGAGGAGATGTTCCAAAAGTAGAACTTAACCATTCTTTAGCTTGTTCTGTATCTATTCTTTCATTTACCCACAGAGCATTGTCCTCCTATACTTCTACCTCCATATTAGGACCTCGCTTCTTCCCATCTAATATAGCAAATATGTCTGCCATATTTACAGAAGTCTACTTACCACTTTCATCTGGTAGAGTAAATACTTTAGTTTTAATAGGATCTTCGTATTCTTTCTCTACCTTTTGTTGAGCTTGCTACTATATCTTTTCAGCAGTTTTATCTGCTAACATTACATCATCAACATATATATTAGAATCCCATAACTCATCAGCTATGTCAGTAAGTAATATACCTTGTTTGATATACCATCCTAAAGTACTCATACCGTTAGGATGTTTACTGTCGATAGTTTTACGATCATTACTTCCTGGAATTATACCAAATTCACTCTAATCTAACTCTATTAAACCAGGGATAATAGTAAGCTTATCTACGTTGCTATTCTTTAAGAACGCAGCAACTGACTTAAATCTAGGATCTGTTACTTGTGATTGCAAATCACCCCCTAAATAATAAGTATTAAGTGCTTGTTCATCTATATTCCAATGGAAATTAGACATTATATAATTTTTAGCTTGTTGTCTAATATCTGGTTGACTAACTAAGTCACTTATACTATAGCTAGTATTACCTATTACTAAGTTACCATTATCATCTACAAAAAATTGTTTTCTTTGTTTGGCTTGAATCTATTGAGGAGTAAATCTAGTATCATTAGGATTTACAGCTGTATGAGGGCCAAAGTTTACTATAAAATCTAATATATCAATAGGTCTAATATTAGTCTTAACTCCTTTAGCATCAGTGTAGAATTGTTCATTACTAGTGACTAAATTCAATATTAGATCTGCTATTTGAGGTTTGTCCGCAAATGTCTAATAGTTCAATTTAACTAACTTAGTATCGTATTCTCCATCTAATCTAGGAACTTTTAATACCCACATGGGTTGACCAAGACTACCACCTTTTACAGATAATATAGTGTTTCTTAATCTTATTACTTCATTGTTTATAGGACCAGTAGTTATACCTATTTGTGTATTATCTGGGGTTATTTCAAATGGATCTTTTATAGTTAACCATGCTGAATCTAGTAAGCTTCTATTCTTAGGACTGTTATCTGGATTTTTTTCATTTCTAAATCTTCCAGTAGTAGCTCTAAGAGCTGTAGGAACTACCTCAAGGTTTGGATTCTTTTTAGTTTGTTCATACAGTTCTATAATCTTATTTCTCAATCTGACCAGATTATCTACAATCTTAGTCTATTTTTCAAACGGTAGCCTATTAAACGGGCTATATCTACCTCTAAGACCACCTTCAACGGTTTTAATAGCTCCGGCGTATTTTTTACCTTTGTAATCAAATATAGCATAAATAGCAGGTTCTACTTTTCCGTCTTTATTAGTATAATCGTGCACTTCAAAGTGAACCCCATTGTTCATTACTTCAGGTATAAAGTCAGGTTTACTACTTACTAACGATAAATCATCATCATTAAGGTAGTCTTCCATTCCTTGATATCTCTTAGATATTCTAATGTAATTACCATTAGCATCTCTAGAACCTTCACTTAATCTGTAATTAATTTCATGAGAATATGGGTCTTCATCTTTATCATATGTTAATTCCTATGTATTTACAGTAGTGGGCTATTCTACTGGCATCTATTCCTGCTGAGGCTGCTGTGACTGTTGCAAACTATTAGCTGCTTCTGCTCCTAGCCAATCGCCCATTATACTAGCTAATGTTGGTAATTCTGCTTGAGTTGGCTGTTCTTGTGTAGGAGCCGTAGGTGCTTCTGGAACAGTATCAGCACTCTTAGTAGGAGTATTGTCATTTTGTTTTACTACTTTATCTCTATCTTCTGATTTTATTTCCTCTAACTTTTCTGCAGCCTATTGCTCCTCCTATCTAGCTTGCTTCATTTCTTCAAGTCTAGCCGGAGCCTAATCTTTTATACGTTGTGCTATTTTACTGTGACTCTAAATAATAAACTTTGATAATTCGGCTTGAGAGTTAAGGGTATCTGCTAATCTATTGGCTCTATTAGAATTACCATTAGTATATAATTCTTCCTCTAACTACATTCTAGTATCTCGCATATCTTCCCAAAGATTTTTCAGTCCATCTTCAGAATTTTCCATATACTTAGATGCACTATACTCTTGATAGTTATTTCTATTAGGATTGAAATATGAATAGATATCCCGCATAGCTTGACCTGCATCAGCATACGCTTTACCTACTTTATATTTTGTACTAGGTACTAGTACAGTATCTCCTCTAGAGTTTCTTTCTTGTTCAAAATACTTATTATGTATCTCTACAGCATTTTGTCTCAGTGATGTTACATCTTCCGGTTCAGTAGCTGTATCATCAGTAGTATCTTGAGCTTTACTTTCTGCAGCAATGGTAGGTTCAGGATTAGTAACTTCAGGTGTTGCTGTAACCTCTACAGGTTCTGGAGTTACTTCTTCACTATCTATTACTTCATCTTCTTGCTTCTTTCCAGAATACAGATCATCTAACTCCTATACAAAGGTGTCTTCTTTATCTTCTACATCTAACCACTTATTGATTTTTGCTATAGCCCCTTTAGGACTATTCATAGCATCTCTCTCAGCCTTAGCTCTTTCAAAATCAAGATTTGCTATAATTTCTTTTTCTTGTAAGTCCTTAAGAGTCTGATGAAGGTTAGGAACATTTAATTGTTCCTCTGTGATACCTAAGTCTTCTGTTTCTTTACGCAGCTATTGATAAACATCATCTATCTGTTGTTTATCTTTATTTAACAAATGTTTAAATTTGATAACATCGGACCTAGAGGTACGTATACCAGTATTTTTTTCTAGTTCTGATAATTTACTACCATTACTAGTAAAGTCAGTTATGAGTTGATCATATAATTCAGTCTAAGATTTTAATCTAATTAGATTACGAATAGCTACTTCTTGATCAGGAGTTACATCTGGTTTAATAGAAGATATATACTATGACATCTCAGGACTATACATCAACTGATCTACTTCTGATGTTATATTAGCTCTGTTGTTACTAGCTTCAGTAAGTAGAGCTTCGTGGTGTTCTTTTAATGCTACAAATACATCATATTCTTCTGTTCTGGGATCTATACCCGCTTTCACTGCTTGGCTCATAGTAACAGGAGAAGTGTACATATTTCTTATAAGTTCAGCTCTTTTTCTTTCATTCTGTACATCCTATATGTCTAGACCTTCTGTTCTAGATACTATATTTTCAGCTTCATCGAAAGAATTCATAAGATTATCATACTTACCAGTTCTAATGAAGCTACTATACATAGTATTCTTTCTAACTCTATCTTTAGCATCCATCTGTTCTGCGTATAAAGCAGATACAAATTGATCCGTAGGTAATTGATTATTTACTTGCATTACTGCAGAAGGAGCACCATATACAGTAGTCATTAATCCCCCTAACAATGCGCCACCCTTAAAGTTCTCCATAAACTCCTAATCATTTGAATACACAGGATCCCACGGGGTAATGGCTGCAAATACAGCACGAGCTCCAGTACCAATGTTACGTATAAAACTCTTTACTAGATTTGGATCAGCATCAAAATTATTGTCTATATATCTCTATCCCTTAATGTACTGAACACCTTCTTCAGCTCCTTCTAGTATACCAGATACTAATATACGACCACCTAAATCAGTAATAGCTCTACGTTTAGTTCTTATAGGTAATCTACCTACATTATCTAAACCGAATGAAGTTATATCATCTATTCGATTAGATAATTGTTCTTGTAAACCTTTTCTTAGTTTTGCACCTTTTTCGGCTAAAGTTTTTAAACCTTTTACTTTTTTAGCCATAGAACCTATAGGTACTACTTCTATTGCTTGTTGAGCTATATCACTAATCGATAAAGCCATGTTATCTATATATAGAGATCTCAAACCTTCTCTATTATCTAGCATAGCTTTATTAAACTTTCTATTATTTATTTTGATATCTCCAGAAAGTATACGGTCATATACATACTCATCATCATTAATTTGATCTGCGCTATAACCCTATTGAGCCATCTTAATCTTAGCATCAGCTAATACACTTTCGTCTACACCTAATTTCTTAGCTGTATTCTTTACTGACTGCTTGTAGTTCTAGAATACTTCAGCTTTAGACTCTTGATCTCTACTGTATAAATTAGATCCTATAGATATTAACGCAGCAGCTCCTGCCACTAATGGATTACCAGCACTGGCAGCATAATAAGCAGATATAGTACCTAACAAAGAAGAACCGACAGAAGCAGCACTAGATCCTGCTAAACCCGGTAATTTGAATAACCAAGTGTCTATGTCAGAATAATCCATACCAGGCTTTTCTTTGTTCTTTCTATAATATTCTGAGGTTAACTTTTCATCAAATCTCTTAACTTTGTCAGATTGTATTTCAGCATCTCTAAGGGAAACTATCCTCTTGTTATAGATGTTATCATCTTCCATACTACCGTCAGGTCGAGTAATAGGGTTGATTTCTTTGTCTATTTCTATTAATGCGTTATCTAGATTACCTTGTTTAAGACTACCTGTAATATAACTATTAAGATAATTGTTATTGAATTTACCAGATATAGCAGTATCATATGCAGATTTATTATTAACTTGCATTAATGATGCTTCCTACAGCTATTGTTTTATCTATTCATTAGTAGGATCCTAACTTAACTATCTAGATAATTCTATTACTGCTTTACTAGAGTTTATATAATCTTTTAGGCTGATTAAGGTATTATAATCCTAATCAGCCATCACATACTCTCCTAACTTAGCATCTCTTTCAGTTTGCGCTTTTGTTAAATTCCAATCATAGAATGCGTTAGAAGCCCAATCTGTAAAACCATAATTGTCAGGTGCTTCTTCATAATTAGCATCTGGATTAGCCATACGATGCATATACTCCTCAGTATTAATCTGAGGAGCTATCATAGCGTCATACATTGCCGTTCTTTGTCTAATACCATCTATTAACGATGTATCGTATACTTTCTTTTTCTTTGCCATATTTATCTGCCTAATAATTGTTGTGCTGATGTCTGGTATTCATCTTTAGCCTAAGAAGATCCCCCAATACCGCTAGAAGATCCGCCCTGCCATCTTTGATTTACTCTTTGCCAATATTCTGAGGATGTATATGAATTTGGTAACGTTCTATAAGCATCTACTTCATAGTATTCAACTCCATCTTTGCCTACTACTTCAGTTACTTTAGAAGCACCGAATTGTTGTTTGAGAGCTCCTTTAGTAGTCTATCTGCCAAATGGCATAGAATAACTAGAAGCCATTTCATTAAACCACACAGGATGATTTACCCACATACCTGTTCCTAATGATTCTTCAATTCTTTCCTTAGGTATTCTAAGCTTGCCAGATAGAGCCATACTGCCAGGCCCAGTTTTTACTACTTTATTATTTGGTATAAATTGAACTCCGCTTAATTGGCCACTTTCTACTAATTCTCTAAATGGTAAACTTGTGTCTCTTCCTATACCGGCATCTCTACGAGCTTTTCTACCAGGTCCTTCATTACCAGCAATCATACTAAATACTGTTTCCGGTAATAAGAATCCTTCTGTAGTATTAAATTGATAACCCTAATGCTTAATCCCATCACTATCTTGTATTTCTGTAGACAATGCTCCAACACCTGTTAACAAGTCGTCTTTATCGAGTAGTCCTACTGGTGCACTTACTTTATTAAGCGCAGAATTCACTCCTTTTAGATAAGATTTAGTATTAAATTCTTTACTATCCTAACTAGTTAACGGAGAGAAACCGGCTACTCTTTGGAATTCATCTCTTACTACGTGCTTACTAGCTAAACTAACCATTTGGTTCTATAACTGTTGAGCTCTATTACTAGCCGCTACTGCTGTTACATAGTCTTCATCGTTTCCAGTTTGTCTGTATCTAGTGCTGTATTCATTAGCTGCCTATACCATAGATCCGTATTCGTTCTGCATTCTGTCTATATTGCGCAGACCTTTACGTGCATCGTCTGCAATTTTACTGTTAGGATACTTAGTGATCAAACTAGATATATAGTCTCTATAACTATTAAACTTATTACCTATACCAGACATAGTGTTTCTAGTAATGCTATCATTTAAAAAATCTAATCTAGTAGGATTAGGTCTTATTACTTCTTCATTACTACCCTTGTTACTTTGTTTAGCCATAGCTAACCAATATGGGTCTACAGTATCTTGATTCACAATTCTATCTCTCTGTGAGTCAGCTATCATTCCTACAAATCTCTGTCTAGCTAATTCAGTATCACCTCCAGAAGCATCTAATGCTTCTCTATAATACTGTTGACCCTAAGGCGTACTAATTAAATCATTAAACTTAGCATCTGCAATATCATACAATGTATCATAAGTAATGCCTACTCTATTGTATTTGACTCCATCTTTCCATACAGATCCTATTGAGCTAGGTTTTAGGTTACTAAAATAAGGATTAGCTAATTCATCAGCTGTCATATAGCGTAAAGGAGTAATTTGATCAAATACTCTCTTACTTCCTAAAGTATCATAATTAGGTATGTTTGCAGAATCCCAACTTTTTTTATATCTTCCTTCTGCTTCCATTTTAGCTCTCATCTCAAGACCTGCCCTAAGATTATCAGCACTTTCTTTGAGTAAACTTAAAGATCCGTAATCAGTATTACTAATTATAGATTGTAAGTTAGCACGGAATCCAGCATCTTTTAATGCATCAGGATTAGATACTATTTGATTTATAGCATCTTGCACGTCCTAACGATTAATAGTTAGATTATAGTAATTCTAAGTATCTATTGCTGATGGAGATCTAAACTCTCCAAACTTTTGCAGTTGAGTGTTAAATTGTTGCGCAGCCTCATCTACAGCCTATTTCTGTGCGGCTCCTATCCTGTATAGTTCACCAAAGTTGATAGGTACATATGTGTTCAATATAGGGGCTTCTGCCGCTCTATCATATCTATTAGCCTACATTGTTACCTCCTTTTCTTAACCATCTGTTAAATTGTTTAATAGTATCTGATGTATAACCAGATTGCAAGAACGGAGCAAACATAGCCAACATTGCATTATCTCTAGCCTCTTGATTACTCATCAATTCTCTATTCTGAGCCCATTGACTTAACTGACTTAAACCAGCTCTACGTATGTTTCTAGTAGTAGCTCTGTTTTGAGCATTAGCTTCGTTAGCTATATTTGTAGCATTAACCCATTGCTGTCCTAAACTATTCATAGTATTGGCATAATCACCTAAGTATTGGTTATTAACATTACTTTCTTGAGATCTTAAACTAGCTATAGCTCTATCAGTATTAACAGCTGATTGTAATCTATAAGCTAGGTTAGCTCCTGTATTAGTATTAATTTGGCTAGCATTATAATTACTAGTAGCTCTATTACGATTTAAATCTTCAATAGCAGGATTAATATCATATCTACGTCTACGCATACTATTGGCAATGCTTGTAGCATAAGGATTATACACTGCATCAACTGTTTCAGGTCTACCAGTAAATAAATTAGACATAATAGGAGTTAAAGAAGCTATCCCTGACAATGCGCTTCCAACTTTACCAAATAATTTATTACGTATATCTGCTCTAGTTTCTCTATAACTAATATCATTAGGTGTAGCACTAGGAGACTCTACAGTATCATAGTCTGCATCATATACAGGATCTACTGTTGGAGCGTCATACCAAGTAAATGGTAATTCTGGTTTGCCTTCATCAATTAATCCTGTACTTGTAGAAGGAGTAGTTCTACGTCTTTTAACCGAAGTACTACTAACACTTACAGGAGTTGTAGTTGAGGTTGAAGTAACACCATACTAACCAGGAGGCACAATGCTCATTGGTCGCTGTGTGTTTGACTGTACACTCACCGGATTAAACTGTGTAGGCCAACCGGTACTAGCTGGTCCATTATATCCTTCCCTTACGGTTATAGGAATAGCTTCATTAGTATCAGTTACTTTATATGTTATACCTTTATAGTTAAAGGTATCACCAACATTATATCTAGTTCCTTGTACAGACATAGTTTTATGTCTACTATTAGTTCTGCCAATAGTATCACCTAAAGCAGCAGCTTGTATCTACTTAGTCTTAGGTTTAATACCTTTACTTTGTTTAACAGATTCCTACATGGCAAATAACTAATCGTGAATCATATTATTATTCATTTCATTTAGTTTTGCTGCATTCTCTGCAAATCTGTCATTATACCTACTTTTCTTTTTTGCCATCATTTTCTCACCAAGTTGTGCAAATGTTTCTTTTCTACCAGGTACTTTAAGCTTATCGCTTAATACTCTACTGCCTTCAGGTAAACTAACTAAATTACTGTCAGTAGGTTTATTATTCTCTGGTACTTTACTTATACTTCCGTCTGGAGTCTATATTAATTCACCGTCATCTACGTAAGCTAAAGAGGAAGACATTCCTCCATTAGCCATAGTATCTGTATTCATCCCTATCATATCATCATATGCTTCACTTTGTAGGTAATTAGTACCTTGTACAGCAGCTCTATTACTGTAAGCATTCTTCTTAATAGCAGCTCTCTTTCTGCGCAACCTTCTATTACCAAATGCTCCAATTAAACCACTACCAAGGCTACCTTCATCATAATCCGTAAATGAAGTCATTCTAGCTTGTTCACCGGATCTACCTATTAAACCTACACCTGCACCTACCGCAGCACCGACTGGACCAGCAACCTTAAAACCAGTAGCTGCGCCACTAGTTATATCACCTATAGACTGCGCAACAGCTTGTCCTCCTGTAGTAGCATTAGATTTCTAAAATGGTGTTATTAAAGTATTTAGTACATCAGGAGCATCTTCAAGCATATTGCTCCCAATTTCTTTAAATTGAGTTCCAAATGCATATGCTGGTACTTTTGTTTTCTTTTTACTTTTCATATTAAATTAATGAATTTCTATATGTTGTTGTAATCTACGGTATTTCAAAAGTATGATCTATATCAGAATCTAACTCATAATCACAAATCATATACTTACCTCGCAACCTAGCAGGTAACGATAATGTATCTTCATTCTTATCTGCTCTAGGTACTGGGAATCTAAATGTATCTTCTCTATAATCAGTTATTATATGTTGTTCAGGAGTAATAACATTACCTTCTTCATCAAGTTCTTCTTTAGTATGTTCTCTAACTGATTCTTGATGTTTAGTACTGAATTTCATATAATCTATGATATCGTCCTTAATATACTCTTGATTACCATCTCTGAACTCTCCTTGTAATCTAACATTATCATATACCTTAGTATAAGGAGCATTTTTATTGACAACTAACTATAATTTAGCTTTTCTATCTAAAGGAGTTAAACCTATTACTCCAGTATCATGTATAGTGTGCAATTCATTATCTTTTATTGCTACTACTCTATCAGAAATAGGTAACGACCATTTAGGGTTAAATGTATAGAAAGATGTAAATCTACCTAACTGCTCATTAAATATTAATGGTTTGTTTAATATATTAAACCATACCTCATTATACTTCTTATCAAATAAAGACATAGCTTTAGCCCTATCTTCTTTAATGTTTTTATTAAAGTAAGATTGTACCTGCTTTTCTTTAGATAACTAACTTACTTGACCTGTATAAGAACATATTTCGTTCTTATCATAATCGTACCAATAAAGCACATTATCTGAATTAATTATACTCTTGTCATTCTTAATAGACGAACCATTAGTAGTAGTTACGTAGTCGAATCTACTTAATATACCACCAGTACCTAATACTAGTTGATTTACATTATCGTCAGTAATAAGTGATCTTTCATTTACAGAGGCTACTCCTACTCCAGTATCTTGGAAATAGAACAGTCTATCTTTGAATACTTTTAGATTGGTTATGTCTCCCCACTGATTATCTACATCTAAGTAATCAGCTACTTTGAATTTAGACCACTAATCTATTACTTCATTATTAGTCTTAGCCTATGAAGTTAATATTCTATTAGTATACCTTACGTCTTTATCAGCATACATAGAATTAGGTACATATAATTTACCAGTATTCTATGCGGAATAAACAGAATTATATACAAAGTAAGGAAGATCTTGTACGTGTATATCCTACATCTAAGTAGGCTCTAACTGTAACCAAGAATCTGCAAAATTTGAACTAGTTACTGTTCTATGAATCTAATCTCCGTGGAACAAATTCATATTAATAGAACTTTCAAATGGTATATAAGCCCCTATATAATTCTTCATTCCGTCCCATTCTTTAGCGTCAGGTAATTGGAATAGCATAGTATTAGGATAATCTAATAAGCTTAGATAAGTATCTCCTCCAAATACATATTTACTATCATGTGCTGCTATACTTATGTATACAGAATTCTGCCTAGATGAGAATGTATTACCCCCATATATAGAATTACCATCACGTTTAACGTTAAATACAGGAATAGCATTAGTAGAATCAAATGGATGGAGCTCTGGATATTTGTTAGTAGGTACACTATTAAAACCTGCAAATGTTTTACTTAATTCAGGTACATGAGCTATGATACATGGACCAGCTGGACCTTGTAATGATTGATTGTCATTATGAATAAAATCAGACATAGAATAATTAGTATAAGTTCTATTACCAACATTTATTCTTTTAGCTACAACATCAGGAGCTCCATACATATTATAGTCTATATTAGGTGGATATTTAGCGTCTTCTATGTATGATATATCTTGAGATTGACCAAAAGTTGGAACAAAGTATTTAGCTATAGATGCTCCGCGATATACCTTCTTGCCTCTACTATCCTAATAAGGAAATCCTACTGCTAATACATTAAGATCCCATCTTCTACCATAACCTACGTATGGTACAGTATCTTGTTGTAATACTTCTCCGTTTACCTGGGTAACATAATCTGCTGCAGCGAATATACTACGGCTTACACTGTTACCTATAGTATTACCATTAACGTAGTTGTCTTTAAAATCATCAAATTTGCTATCGTTCACCTTTCCACCAACAAATGGAGAATAGTATGAACCTATTCCATCTAAGTACACACTACCTTCAAATAGTCTAGTTACATCATCCCCTTGTACACATATCTCTGGAGATACGAGGCGTATATAATCATTTGCCCTCATAGTAAGAGAAAAATTACCAACGTCTTCAGCTGTACCTGTTGATATTGCTAGCTGTTCACCAATCAAACTACAAAAGAAAGGTGTAGGTCTCATTTCTAAACTACTATCTAACTCAGATCCTTGACCAACCCACTTATCCTACTCTTGAATTCTATACTCATATACGTAACTACCTATAGTCTACATAAGCACAGTTCTATCACGCTCAGTTCTATCGCAACGAACTATTTCATAACTTACTGCGCCAACAGGCATTTTCTTTACTTTAAATTCTATACCTAAAGCATTACCTATAAGTGTATTGTTCTCGTATCTAAACGGAGGCATTTGAGAAGCGTGAGGCATTCTAATATCGCCTATCCAAAGTACAGGAGAAGCTACAGATTTATCATTATAGAATATTATACCAAATCTATACACTTCATCTCTCTAGTATCCTCTATAATTAGCAGCTATATAAGGATCAGCATAGTTAGGTATATATGAATTGTTCTACTGTTCTTTAGTAGGTTGTACTATCTCAGGCATCTTGTCTGTACCTCTATTGATATATCTAGTATTGTTTCTAACAGTAGATACATCCATACTACAAGATTGATCTAATCTAAACTTATCTTGTTTATTACTTAGATTTATATCTGTAGTTACAAATGAATATTCTATATTGATACCATAACCGCCTAGTTCACCTTCCTTATTATATATGTATATATTCTGTGAATTAGATGCATCCTTAGTATACTTTATATTGTTGAAAGGATTTATACAGTCATGTGTAATAGGAATGCGTTTAATAGCTTCATCGTCTGTTATAGACAAACGAATGTTGTTACTATCTAAACCAGATAATAACTGTATACTTCCTTCTGAATTAGCTCTGTATGCTCTAGCATCATAATCATTACCGTCTTCATCTTCTGGTATCCAAGTATTCTCTGTTATATTAGCAGCAAACAATCTATTCTACATCTTAGCAAGAGTCTATGCTATAAACTGATAACCAGTCATAGCATTAAATTCTTCTACAGATATATCACTTAAAGTAGCTCCATAATCTACATACTGTATACTTGTTTGACCATCGGGTATATCTATCTCATCTACTATACTAATAGTAGGGGTAGAATTATTCTGTTCATAGAATATACGAATTACTCTTAACTTATTAAAGTCCTAAAGTGATAATTCAGTAGATAGCATTACTGATTTATTTGATGCTTTATTCAGACCAGTACCTTTATATTCAGAACTACCTTGGCTAGTTACACTATTTGTTAAGTGAATTAACTCACTCATTGGAGAAGTAACAGTTTCAGTGCCATGCACATTAAATAATTGATAACAATATGTTACCATTCCAGCTTTAAGATTACCTTCAGATAACCAACGGAATTTAAACGGCAATAAACTTACTACTGGAGTTATTTCTAATGAACCAGGATTAATTATATTTCCATTCTCATCTATAAGATTAGAATTGTCTATATAATCATTACTCATTATATTAACAATCTTAATAGGACTGTTTCCATCAGTAAAGTATATTTTTATATTAGTGTCTGATTCATAGTTACCTACTATACTTAATGTGGGATTTTTAGATAAATCTTCACACAATCCTAGAGCTCCTTTACATACTAATTTAATTTGAGGCATATTACTATCAAACCCCATTAATCTGTATATCTTATTAATGTTATCAGATGTTTTAGTTATTACTACCGCAATATCATTTATAGTAGTAGTACCTATTATCGTCTCATCTTTAGGTATAATAGTATCATATTTTCTAGGGTTCTCTATACTTTGTAATACTCCTGTAGTTCCTCCATCATTAGTGATAACACGAACATCCTCAGCATATCTATACTGAGTATCCGGTATCAAATTTACGTCCTGGTCCATATTAAGGCCACCCGTAAATGTATTAACTTGTGCAGTATTACTTATCATATTAATCTTAATGCGCTATCTTGGTTATATAATATCTATTCTTCACCACTAGTACTAAAGAAAGTATCGTGGTCATTCATCTCTGGGTATAGTTTATGCCAGGTATTCTTTACATTTTCTAAATCATCTACGGTAGGCATCATAGCTTCAGCATATGCTTGCTTACGATAGAAGTTATAAGAGTTGCGTATATCATAATAATCTCCCTGACTTATTTGACCTTTTAACTTTTTGGGATACATTAATTTCATAGTAACATACCAGTATATAGCTTCCTTATAAGACTCTAAATCTGGTATCATTGGCATACTATCTTCATCAGTATATATAGCATAGTAAGATATCTTAATATATCCTCTAGGTACATTAGTCATTATATAACCAGGTTTAGTCATATACTATAGATCGTAACTATACATAGTACCGTCTTTATGCCCTATTCTATTACCTAAATATCTGCCATTTGCTGTAGGTACAGTATTCTAGTTTATTAATGCACTTAATGTTTCTCTAAGATTATTATCTTCATTTAACTTGTCCAATGCTTCTCTATCGTTAGTAAGATTAAACATATTCTTAACTAATGGGAACATGGCTGCATCCTGCACTAGCATACAGGCTTTACTACAACATTGATTATCATGAGATACACCAAAACTGGATGTTGCTTTTCTCATAGGTAGCCATCCACCATTACAACAGTATGAGTATGCTACCTAATCTAATTTATACAAATCACAAGGTAATGATACTTGGTGGCATTCTATTGGAAGTATTTCTACTTTATGCTCAAACTGCTATATAGCTCCAATCTTAAGTATGGATTCCATAATCCACTCCCGAATATCTGTAATACGTATCTCATCTTCTCTTAAATCGAGATCTGCTATTACTTTAGCTACTACAGAAGCTGAACTAATCATACGATTATTTATCATAATTCTGGGTAATCTTTTGTTTTGTTGAATATTATTTGAGCTAAATTTCTCTTATTATCTCTTGAAGCTATGAACTAATATTTAGTTTTATTAGTAAGCAAACTATCTTTCTTTGACCAAAAGAATCTATATTTATAATAATTACTATGGTCATTAAGTAGGTATACAGGCTTACCAGTTTCTTTTGTAGCTTTCCAGTCCCATCTAAGACTTTTGCCTGTAAATTCTTTTGGCTGATGTTTAATGATTTGTAAAGTACCTAATCTACATGGAAACTTGAATTCTTTACAATTGTACATCACCTCATCTCTAATGTACTAAAAATAGTCATTAATAATATTCTTATATGTCTATAAGTCAATATCGTATGGTGTATTAGGTTCTATGTACTATTTATAGCTTTCATAGAAATCAGTGGTAGTATAGCTCTTTCTCTAATATTTCATACATCAATTATTTATCACTAACTCTGTTCTATGTATCATCATGCGCATCATTAGTATCATCACTAGGCATAGTAATCATAAAACGTAATTCTCTCTCTAATATCATCTATGTAATAGTTGGTATCATTACAGATGGTATAGGGAACTCACTATCTGGATCAAAGCAAGCATTAAGTTCTGTAGGATCTTCAGCTATTACATCTACACTGATATACTCTAGCTGATTAGAATCACCATCTACATATATTCTATTATTCTTAACCCATGCAATATAGTCCTTACATGTAGCTTTTCTATACTTCTATAATTTAGCTTTAGTACGACTACCTATCTAAATTACATTACCAAACATATCACGTACATTTATTACTCCAGGTCTATAGTTAAAGTCTATTAACTTAGGGAGTTCTTTATCTCCTACATAAGTAAAGTAACCTGGTACAGTTTCTTCACGGTCTAAATGGATAGGTTCTATAGTAGTAAGATATAATTCGTTTATATCTCTACCCTTATCTATGTCTTGCTTTATTAACATAGCTCTGTAACCTATAATCCACTTTTCGATCTAAGCTCTACTTAAATGCTCAGACTCTGCAATATTATTATTACGAGCAATAAGTAGAATGTTATCTACAAGCTAATTGAGTGTCATAATATATTATGTTTTAATAACGTTATAAGCCATATAACGCATTTTAAGGCTGTTATAGGCACTTTCTATTATTAGCAATACAATCCTTTAATTTAAGTAATAGCGGTCTTAAAAAGGCTTAAAATAAAAAAGGTTGATCTTATTGACCAACCTTATCCATAGCATTCTTCATATCCTAAGGAAGCATTTCCTTCATAGGCGGTGGTACCATCTAATTAGCTTTCCTTATTATATTTTTTAATTCGTTAACTTCTTTCTATAACTCTATTATCTTATCATTCTCTTTAGCTGGTTCATTATCTACTCCAAGCTTATCTAATAGAGTCTAACACTTAGCCATTTCTTCATCGCATTTAGCTATAGCTTCTTTTCTTTGTTTATACGTATCATATTGATTACGTACTATATTTATAATCTCCTACTTATCTGTAGATATAGTAAGACCTAGTGCACTATCAGTAATAACTGATTTATTCTCAGGTATAGTGAACTTTTTAGTTTCTCCATTGCACTATATAGTTATATCTACTATTCTCTTTCTAGGCTAATTGGGCATTGGGAATTGCCCAGGTGGTAGTGGCTCATCATATACTGCGCTTACTTGAGTAACAGAACCTTCATTATACTCTGTAGTCTTCTTGAATGTACCAACTACTTCAATTATATATACTTTATCCCCTATGTTTAATTGATTGAATAACATAATAAGTTAGTTTTAAGGGGCTCGTTTAGAGCCCCAATTTATATTAAGTTGCCGGTGTAGTCGGCGTTACTATATGATTAATTACTTGGAAGATTCCGTCACATTTGTTATAATATATCAGATATCTGTTACCAGTTGTAATTTCATTATTTGTCATTTGAGTTCCGGAACCATTTAATAGAGCTTTAGCTCCAGTAGATGTAATAACCGTAGCAGTATTATCAATCTATCTATTAGTAAAGCTAGTAGGATCTAAGAATACTAAATCCGTAGGAGTAGCTGCACTAGCAGGAGTAGATGTTACATGCAGTATAAATAAACCTTGACATGGGAGTTGTCTCCACAGTTTAGGACATATACCATAAGTAACTGAAGTAGTCGTAGTATCGGTAGTAACATAGTTAGTTCTCAATACTGGAATACCAAAATTATCTACAGTTCTTACTCTACCTCTATTAAAGTAGTTTAAAAAAGGATAAAACATAACTGCCTCCTTTCTTATTAGCAACCGCATCCGCAACCGTTATTATAACCGTAGCCGTAGCCGTAGCCATAATCATTCAAGCCACCCTGACAACCAAAAGGATTGCAAGTTAAGTAAGCAGGAACAGGACACGGACGAATTTGATTAACGATGTTTGCAGTTTGAGCTTGCTGAGAAGCAGACAATTGTAAAGCTTGTTTATCTTCACGCAAAGCATCGATCTTATTCTGCATTTCTCTCATTTCGAGTTGACAGAACTTATCATTGATAATTTGAGTCTGTGCATCTATCTTAGCACCTACAATATTAAACTTAGATGCATTATCAGCCATTAAAGAATTGAATCCATTAGTAATAGCGTTCTGCAGTGTGTTAGTCTGATTGCATACAGACAGCTGATTTTCATAACCCATCTTAGTGATGTTGTTATTTACTCCGCTAATAGATTCTCTAACATTACAGCAGCAGCTAGCTAACTGAGAAGCCAAGCTTGCATTACCAGAAGTAATAGCATTGATTACTTCACAGCTAGACAACTTAGTATCGCAAGAGATCTGACTTACTCCAGAATTGATAGTATTAAGAGCTGTCTGAACAGAATTAATATCACAATTCAAAGTAGTAGCTAAGCTATTGATGGCATCTTTGTTACCGTTAATAGCCTGCATCAACAGATTAGTATTAGCGTCATTATTCAGTTCAGTAGCAAGAGCACCAGCGTTACGTCCGCCAAAACCATTACCACCAAAACCGCCCCAGCAGAAGAAGATCAGGATGATCCAAATCCACCACCAGCCGCCATTACCACCCATGCCATTGTTGTTCATCATAGCCATTAAAGCAGCGGGATCCATATTACCTTTATTAGCATTCTATATTAAAGCAGCAAGACCAGCATCTATACCACGATCCTGCACAATAATTCTATCTTCTAACATAATTGATTTAATTTAAAAATTGATTTTTATTAATATCTAACGTAGCGAACTGCTTTGCCACGTCCATATTCTGAATAAGGTTCGTACTCTTTTTCTCTTTCGAGCATGCGTTCATAATCGTCTTCATAATCTCTAGCTCTGCTAGTAGAGTATACTCTACGACCACCACGCATCATACCGCCTTTTCTACCACCTCTACGGAATAAGCCAATACGTTCAAATTCGTCGTCATCATCTTCTTCGTATTTATCACGCTTTTCAACTTCTTCCTCATAGCATTCCATTTCAGCTTGTCTGATCTTATCACACATAACGTAAATATAGTAATACCACATCTTACCTTCATCAATGTCTTTATCATTGATCCAAGCCTTTGCCAATTCAACAAAATGCTTAGTACTATTAGAGTTAGTCATACTTATAATTACTTTATAGTAATCAGAATAAACCATGTTGAGTGCTACGAACCAATCATAACGATTAAATCTGCTACCCAGATTTATTCCGTACTGACTAGCTAATGCGGTAGTTTCTTCTACAGACCAATGTGGTCCACGAGTACCATCCTCATTTTCCATTTTACTTACAGCTTTACGGGCATGTTCCTCATTGAAGTGAGGACCGTGTTCTGCTTCGTAAGCCTTTACACGAAATATTCTATGCATATTATTATTGATTAATATTATTGAATATATTGATTTTACTTAGGTAACTCAATTATACGAGTATTGGTTACCTCGATTATTGGATTACTGTTAACTATCTGATATTTTTTGGTACGTATCTTCTTCCAATCAAAGTGGAAGAACCTAACGAAAGCATTACGATATTTGTTTTTATATTCTTTCTTCTCTTCTACAAACAAAATCTATTGATTCTTAATATCTAATGTGGCTTTAAGGATTGAGTCCTTTCTACTAACTATGATAGTTGTTAATGGATTAATTTTAAGTTCTTCGTCAAAATCTATTAACTTGTGTTTTATAATAGTTCTAACTGAATCTTTAATCTCAGTATTGATTACATTTATATTAGTTAGGTTCTTGTCTTTGATTTTGAGCTTTTTCTAAGCATCCTTGGTTTCTTTTAATAAACTATCATTACTAGTATTTAATTCTTCTATAGTAAGCTATAGTACTCTGTTTAACTATTCCTTCTAGGATGCTAATTGCTCGTAAGCTCTAACATTGTTAGTTATTCTGTCAATCTCTTTATTCTTCTTCTGTAGCTAATGGTTCTAAACAAAAACAGTCGCAATAAGTAAACTAACTAAACCTACTGCGACTGCTCTGAAATTCCTTGTAAACCAATTAACTATCTAATTCAGTATTGGAATCATCTGGTAATTCTTTATCTAATGGTATATCTAAATATTTCTCTCCTTTTGCTTTTATAACCTTTTTGAGGATTTTCCATATTTTCCATTTAGGATATAAGTCGCTAAATGATTCTAGTAACGACCAAAACTCAACTAAGGCTATCATTCCTGCTACTATTTCTACAGCGTGCAAGTTAATAGAGGTTACTACCAGCTAATCTATTATTGATGCACTAGTTATTGCTACTGCTGCATCTCTAGTCTTCCATATAGTTTTCCATGCTTTATGCGATTCAATCTTAGGATGCCCATATTTTTTAGAGACTTTATAACCATAGATAGCATCAAGTAGTATCAATATACCGACAGCAGTGATAGGAACCCATACAGGTGCGAATATAGAAAGTAGCCCAGTTATAACAGAAGCTACGCATTTATCCGCACTACTGAACATGTTCTTAAATATTGACATAGTATGTTCTCCTAATTGTTGGTAATTCATAGATAGTAGCTGATAATAAAAATCAAATAAGCCCTGACAGATTAAAAGGGGAGTAAAATCTGAGAGGGCTCGAAATTCCGTTTGAGATTATAATTATATAACGATAAGGTTTATTTAAGGTTTCCGTTTTGAAAATCTTCTTGCATAAACTAATAGCTCTTTATAGCGTAATATCTTCTTTAGTAAGTTAATACCATTACAATGCTTAAGCCAACCTATATGACTACACATTTCTTGTTTGTAATCTTCTACTGTAATGTTTTTCTTTCTACCTAATCTAGCAGCTTTCCTACACATACTACGCTTAATATTCTTCCTTACTAAAGTATAATCGTGCCTTATTACATAGCCTACAAATGATATTCCTCTATCTTCTACTTTAAATACTTGATAGTTATCTTTAAAAGATAATTTCAAAGTAGCAATGTACTATTTCATTTCTTCAAATAGTTTCCACAAATACTCTTTATCATTGTGTAATATCACTATATCGTCTGCATATCTAAAGTAATATTTAACCTGTTTCTATTCTTTAATCCAATGATCAAAGTAAGTTAAGTAGACATTAGCAAAGAACTAAGATAAGTAGTTACCAATAGGCACACCTTCTGCTGAATCTATTATTTCATCTAATAGCTATAATAACTTCTGATCCTTTATCTTCTTTCTTATTATGCTTTTTAATACTTCATGGTCTATACTAGGGTAGAACTTTCTGATATCTAACTTGAGACAATATGTAGTATTATCTGTATCTTTTAAAGCTTCTCTAACATCCTATAGTGCCTCATGTATTCCTCTGTGTTTAATACAACTATAAGTATTTTTAATAAAGATAGATACCCATATAGGTTCCATTATATTCATCACAGCATGATGTACTATTCTATCTGGATAATAAGGTAATCTGAATATTAATCTTTCTTTAGGTTCTCTAATTATAAATGTATCATATTCAGAAGTTTTATAAGTACCATTGATTAAATCTTGCTATAGTTTCTTAAGTAATTCTTCTTTATTCTAATCAAACTACTTAATGTCTTTTCTATTAGATTTATTCTTTCTAGCTTTTTTATCTGCAAGATACAGATTATCTATGTTAACTATCTTATCAAATAAATTATTATATCTCTTCATAAATAATTCTTTCTGAAATACCTTCGTGCATCTTCGCTTTCGCTACCAATGCACTTAAGAAGCATGTCATATTTTACCAAGAGGTAAGGTTCAGCCCTTGATTTTTTGTCAGTTATAATTTTTTTAATGTATTTCAGTGTCCTGACATTACCATTGGAATTGTCTAACTCATTGTTAGAATTCAAATTGAACAAACCTGCATTAGACTCATTGTCTGAGTTACTGCTGATTTACTCACGACTGCAACCTTTGTTTTGGTTAATTAAAACCAGTTTTCTTCAGATTCCATAGAATTTATTTGTTCGTAATCTTCATCATCTAATTCCAGTGTAGCTGGAGCAGCTGGCAATGCCGGTTCACCATAGAAGGTAATTCGAGTCCCGACAGTACCAACGGAATAGCCCAACCCAAGGTCAGAAGACAAACGGAACAAACCCGCAGCAGACCCATCGCCCGAGCGACCGCCGATTAGAAGAGTTCTAGGTGTAGCTGTAGCATTAGTCCAGTGATAATCACAATAATAAGTTGTAGCACTAGCTCCATTTCCTACTACAGTTGGGAATAGATCTGCCTAATTATTATTAACGAGTTTTTTTACATATTGACCAGTAATTGTACTTTCTTTAAAGTCTTGTAATTCATAACCTGCTGCAATTAATTGCTCTGCAGTAGGATTGGTTCCTCCTTCAAATGTACCAAACTTAGTATAATCTTTGCAGATGTATACGCTATTGTCAGTACCAGCAACTACTACATCAATTACATTCTTCCATACATGACCAAATGGATTCTCAATACCACGGTATCTAGGAACATTAACTACCTTAGTACCAGTAGATGCGCCTTCTGCATTAGTATTAGTATGAGTATATTCAATTATACCAGTACCATTACCTAATGAATTAGTAGTGCCACAAGGTACAAATGAATAAGTAGTAGCTCCATTTACAGTTACAGTTCCTGAAGTTACTCCATCACCCAAACCACCTTGATGATAACCTTCTGCAGTTAAATTAGCATTAAATGCTTTCTGGCTATTCAATGTAGCATATTCTACTACGAATAACCAAGTAAGGTCTCTATGTGCACCATAGGTATAGATATTCCAGTTGTTAGTACGACTATTCTCTCTAGCAAATGCTTGGAATTGGTTTCTAGTAGTACTTACCTTAGGTTTATATTTTGTATTATTTATGGAGCGTAATAGATTAGGTAGAGTTTCAGATGTTATTCCCTCATAAGCACCTATATATTTCTTTTCTACTTTAGTATAACCAGGAAGATTATATTCACTCATACGAACCTCAACCGTATTATCCGGAGTAGCCACTAATAGTCTATAGTGTTCAGGTATTTCTACCATCATTTCAGGTGAAATCTAGCTGCTATCTTGAGCTATAACCGTACCATCTTCCCACTTAGTCCAATCATCTGCTTTTAAATATTTCTTAACATTATCACTATTGTTAATAGTACACCCTCTCATCTTACTCTGGATAGGAAGTGTTCTATGCATCTCCATATTACCAGTACGTACACCATCAGGACTAGAACTATTAGCTAAGTCAAACTTAACACCATACCACAGTTCGTTTTCATTTCTACTAAGCTTACCAATCTCTTCATCAAGAGTAACAGCTGCACTTATAGCACTAGGACTATCTGCTAAGTAATTAGTACTTGATAAGTCAGGCATTTCATTAGCTTCAGTTAAACCTACTTTATCATTTACTTTAAGTATAGTACTTCTAAGCTCTGTAATATCTTGATTTAAAGCTGTCTCTAAACTGTCAATATTACCTTGAAGTTCTGTATCCTTAGCTTTTAATCCGTTTACAGCTGCTTCTCTAGCAATCTTTTCATCATTAATAGCATCGGGAAGAGTTTCGTTGATAGCTATCTTCTCAGCACCAGTCATTAAACCAGCAACAGTATTAGTAGCAGGAGCAATAGTAATATCAGCTAAAGTAGATTCTACATATCTACCATCACTCTTCTCTACTCCAGTAAGACTGATAGTGATATTATTAACATCAGTCTAGTCTAATTGGAATGTACTCAGCAAGTTATCGGGCATAGAGTTAACTACATTCTCCATAGCTTTACCCTTACCACCATCATAAGCAGTACCAGTGATATCACCAATGATAATAGCATTAGAGTCAATATGTACCCATTGTGAACCAGACCATCTGAACTGATAACTTACTTCACCAGGAGTTACATTGACATATATTTTATCTCTCTCGCCTACTATAGTAGTTTCATGTTCAGCATCCGCATATAACTGTATATTCTGAAGTACTCCAGTAGGGGATACAGTATAAGTAGCATATGCATCCATCACATCATCAACATATGAAGGCAATTGACTAGCAGGTACTTTACCATTACCATCAAGTTCAGCAAGACCATTAGGTTGACCTTTTAATGCTTTGAAGTCCTATAAGTCTTCATTAACATCATCAATCTTAGTATCTAGTCTATCTACTTGAGCTTTTACAGCAGCATCACCTTTATTAATAGCATCTACTATACTAGTACCTTTAAAGTAGTTATTGCTACTATTATCAGGTAAAGATATAATGTCACTATTCTTATCATAGTTTAAACCAACAGATTGAACGATCTCTTTAATATGAGTCCATTGGTCTACATTAGCATCTCTATTTAGTGGTATCCATTTCTTAAGATCAGGACTATATGACTTAATAACATTACCAGTACTGTCTGTTGCTAAGTCAATCCAGTAAGAAACCTCTTTAGGATTTGGAGCATACTTAGATGCTATGAAATTAGGATTTTCTTGTTTAACCATATTTGCAAATATTTAATAATTAAATAATCTCCTGTTCTGGAGTATCGTATTCTTTCTATCTCGTATATTCATCATTGAAATATACAATATTGTTTTCATTATGTTATTGGATTTAATGCTACAACTTGACCAGCTTCAGTCTTATCAAAGTAATTAACTACAGCAAACTCTTCATTTGCCTAACCGTGGTTACTACTACTTACATAACTTCTAATAAACTACTGACCTCTCTTTTCACTATTACCTGCTACATACCCATATTGAAATCTAGTATCTATAGTAGGATGATATACGGTTCCGTCTTCATTCATAGCGATTACTTTAATCTATCCTTCCTCAGTCATAGTATCAGTATTCAGACATCTAACAGATCCTATTATTATATCTCCGTCTACATTAGTCTAATCATTCCATGTCTTATACTATTTACCATTAAATGTAACATAACCATTAACGGAAGTACTTAAAGTACCTTTATGTGTAAAGTCTCTCTATATCGTTAAATTGGGCATACCTTCTACGCTATCATCTACAGGATTAATTTTATACCATCTATCAACGTATTTAACAGCTTCTCCAACCCATATTTTATTAGGCATACCTTCTTCAGACACCCAACCATCTTTATCAGCGAATACAAATGATTGACCTGTTACTCCCATATCACTACCCTTCATTTGATATGCTTTTACTATAACTCCTCCTTTATAAGCAGTACATTCAACAGTCACAATACCGTCATTTTTATTTCCAAACCAGTTTCCTCTAAGCTATACAATTAACTATTCCGGCATAGTTAAACTAGGATCATTAGTATATACATCTTGTATGGATTTAATGTCTACCATTACACACTCTGCTCCAGATTGAGTGTTATCGCCTCCCCAGTATAAAAACGGTTGAGTTCTATTTTCAGACGAACCCCAACTCCATCCTACTATTTCACTAGGGATACTAGGAGCGTTAGTGATGTTAGTACCAGTATCAAAATCTCTACCGTTAGAATCAGTCCATATGAATCTCAACTATATACTATTGAAATCATAGAAGTAAGCCACATCATCTCTAGTAGGCCATATATGATTTACTCCATCAAATACATCAGATATATTAGTATTGCCTACAGTTCTCTTTTGTAGGGGAACTGCTCGTCCCCCTGCTATACCTAACTCTAACATTATGCGCTCTCCTCATCAATAATATTATAAGTCATACCTGCTACTTTAGTAAGCTAATTATATTCAGCTTCAGTACCAGTCCATATAGGTAATGATATCTTACCATTATTAGCACTAGGTAACGCTAAAACAACGCCAGTACCTTTGTTCATTGCCTGTTGTACTGGATCTAATACAGATATCTTATTCTCACTAATAAGTTTATTTATTAGCTGAGTAATATACTCTTCATCAAGTAATTCACCAACATTACCAAGATTATTCTCAATATTAGTAATCTCATTATTGATACTGGTTATACTCTGTTCAATATCATCTATACTAGACTCCAGATTAGTAATTCTGTTGTTAACAGTAGTTATCTTACTATCCAGGTTATTTATCTTACTAGTGAGTTCAGATATACTTTGATTAACTTCATTTTTGAAATCACCTATTGAAGATTCTATAGTAGTATCTATGTAATCCTTAAGTCTATCATCACTAACTACTAAATCAACAATCTAGTTAATAGGAGCTTTAAAGTTCTAATCCTTCTCTGCTATTACCATGTATTCGTTTCCTTCTAGTATACGCTTAGGATCCAGCTCCAATATCTTTATACCGTCACATTTATTCATAACTATTACTCTTTAAAGAACCCACTAGGAGCACTTACTTTATTAAATACAACATTATCGGTAGTAGCTAATGACAATTGAGCTCTAGTAACTACATGAGGATTATCTCTTCTAGCAGCATGAGTATCAATAGCATTCTATGCATTAGTAATCAATTGCTTAAGCTCATTAATCTGAGATTGCAAATTATTATCTGCATTAGTTCTATTTTCAATCTCTTGATTAATTAATTCAGTAAGGTCAGTAACTTTACCATCTACGTAAGTCTTAAGTTCATTCTTAGCTTTAGTGATTTCACCATTTATGTAGCTTCTTAAATCACTAATTTGCTGATCAATCTTACTATCTAACTCTTGTATATTCTGAGTTAATTCAGTAATCTTCTGTTGAATAGAACTTAAATCACTACCTACTATATTAGTTATATCTTGACGAATATCTTCAATATTAGAATTGATATTAGTAATATCTTGAGTTATATCACTGATATTAGTATTGATATTATCAATGTCATTATTAATGTTTGTAATATCCTACTTGACATTATTAATATCACCTTTAATATTGTTAATCTCATTTCTAATATTACTAATCTGAGTATTTAACTCTTCTACTTTCTGATTAATATACTACCACAGTTTATTAACTTCCTCTTTCAGTTCATCTTTAAACTCAGCTAATTCATTTCTGATTTCAGTTATAGAATCATTAATAAACTGTTCTATCTAATCAAGAGCATTATTAATATAATCAATGATAGCATCTACTTGTTTATCATTCAGATCAAGCATCTCCCATGTATTAGTATCATTACGATAATATCTAATACAACCACCATAGTAATTAGAAGTAACGTCAATCCAATAATCTACTTCTAGAGGATTAGGCTACGTATCTGATGCTCTAAATCTAACTATCTCTCTCTGTAACATATATTATGCTTTAAATGTTGTTATTTTATCTTCTGTTCCATCATCATATACATCTATATGAACCCATGATACACCATCCTCTAAACGTACTTTACATGGCAATAATAAAGGTTTAGCCTTTATTATCTCTCTTATTTCTTCTGCAGTCTTATCATCACAAGTAAAGTCAATTGCGTTACCAGTCGTGTGACCGCTAACATATACGCTCTTCTTACTCTTTACTAAAGGACACAAGTTGCAACGCATACCCCTTTGATGCATATTACCAATATTAATATGCATTGGCATACGTAGTATATCAGTACGTAAACATAGTAATACATGTAGTAGCTATGTACTTAAGAACATCCATGACTATTCCCCAAATCTACTATATATGTGATTACATACTAATTCCTTTACGTTAAAGTAAGGTTTAAGCTGTTTAATTATTTCTTTTCTCGGCATCATTGTTATTCATCATTAGAGCATCACCAACTAGATTGGCTGCTACGTTCATACCAAATTGTTTAGTATCATTATCTATCTCACTTACCTTCACGTTGATTTGAAGGAGCAGAAGATATATCTGCTCCAACAATTCTCTATCTGTCATATGTGCTAAGTATGGATTCATTAGAAACTAACTGTTTGTTCTCCTGTTTGTAACTAGAAACTTTTTACTAATGTATATCTGTTACCTGAACGTACATATATGTTTGCAATATTACCAGCATATATAGTTCCTCTATTAATTGTTAAACCGTTATTTGTATTCCAAGTAAAGGTATTGGGCACCAAGAAGGCCAAATACATTGTCGAGCCTTCCACTGGTACTTCCCCTGGAGGGAATAGATAAGCTGTATCATAAGTAAGACTAGTTAAAGTAAGCCTATTAGCAACTTCCTACTTACCATCTTGAATAACATTTGTAAATACTTGAGCACCACTCTCTGCTTGAGTTAAAGTAATCTTAGCACTTCTCTAGTTAGTTGTTAAGTTCTATGCTACAGTTATATATGTAGTGTTGGTTGTAGTTCTTGCAGCATTAACCCAACTTGCGTTTGACGAGAATTCGTAGTTTAGAGATTCTGTAGTTTCACTACCGTCGCTTTTAAGTACAGTCTTATAAGAATTCACTGTAAGCGTCTCATTCGTTTCTGCTGCAGTTACACTTAAATTCGTCGGAGTTACGTTAAATGTATATGTAGGAGTATAACCGCTTTGATTAATAACAATATAACATTTTAATCCAGACTCAGCCTGAGTTAATGTAAGAGTACCAGATCTAGATGAACTACTAGTATTATGTTGAACAGTATAACTGGTTCCACTTACAGTTAACCAACTTGGAGAGTCAGAAGACATAGTATATTCAGCAAATATTTCTCCGTTCTTTCTACCTTTTACAGACCATCCTCCAGAGAACCCTGTAGTCTTAGCTGGAACATCATATGTTATAGATTGTCTCCAATAAGCATCTTCATTCGGTTCTGAAGATTTCTTTATTTGCCATGAATACGTATCTGCAGCTTTAGCCTCTTGACTAACATTAACGGTAAGTGTCTTACCAGAACCACTCTGAGTTAATACTACTTCTCCACTTCTTGCAGATCCACTATTATCAGATGCACTAATAGTAACTTTACTACTAGTAGTAGAAGTAGTTATCCAACTAGGCTTACTAGTTACACTCCAAGATTGACTACTACCATTCTTAGTAGATACTACTGGTATATTAGCAGCAGTTCCATTAGCAGAGAAATCCCACGGGAAGTTTGCACTAACATCTGAAGTACTGCCGTCATCCCAAGTAAACACATAATTATCTGCAGGTGGAGTATACCCTGTTTGGGTTAATTCAGCATAATCTCTATAACCTGATTCATCTTGTACAAAGTAAACTTGAGCAGATCTGGATGATGAAGATGTGTTAGCACTTATAGTGAATGAACCGCTACCGTTATATGTTGCCCACGAAGGTAATGTGCTACTATCTATACTATAATCTACATCATAAGTACTACTACCTACTGTCTTATATGAAGTAATAGTTACACTACCTGAACCACCACTAGAATCTACGCTAACCTCATACGGACTAACAGAGAAAGTATAGGTAGTAGAAGGTGTAGCACCAGCTTGAGTAACAGTACAAGTAGCTGATTTACCACTGTGAGTTGCTTTAATAGTTGCAGTTCTACTAGATGTAGATGTATTCTCTCCTAATGTTAAAGTACTAGGTGAAGAGCTACTACTAAGACTACCTAAGTTAGTAGATAATGTAGGATTACCTGTTTCTTCAGTAACATCACCACTCTCCCAATATATAGTTCTCTTAGCACTAGCTGTAATAGTAGAAGTACCTCCACTACTAGATACACTAGTAGGATTAGCTGATACAGCTATTACCCATTCTCCATATGAGCTAATATCATCCCCACTCTATGATAAACTAATAGTAACTGTTTTATTAGACTCATTCTAAGTTATAGTGACTGTACCTGTTCTATCTGAAGTGATTTCATTAGCAGAAGCGCTTACTGTAGTTCCACTTAAAGAGAATCCAGTACCAGATATAGTAGTAGACTTTAATGATACACTAGTATCACCACTCTATTCTACTCCATCTAATACTTTTCTTTTATAAGAACTAACAGTAAAAGTCTTACTACCACCACCAGCTCCAAATGACATACTCGTAGGTGATACTGTTAAATAGTAATTCCAAGTCTCTGCCTTCTTACGTATATCATCTATCTTTACACATTCATTAGCTCCATAAGTAGAAGCATTCTCAATAACGATTAATGAATTAATAGCTAAAATCTAGGTCTTAGTAGGACATTCTGTCCCACTCTTACCTAGACTAAGCTTACTTAATATCATAGAATATGTTGCTATTTCATTACTCATGCTGCTTATTCTTTAAAGTTTCTATTTCAGCTTTAAGCTTTTCAATCTCATCTTTAAGCATCTTAACTCCTTCAATAGCTAATACACCTAACATCTCATACTCTACCTTCTTAACCTTAACATACTCTTCACCATCTTTAGTGAATGATTCAAATTGTTCAGGGTTCTTTACTTCAGATTTAAGAGTATCACTTTCAGTTACTATATCTTCAAAACCTAATTCCTCTAAGTTCTATGCTATAGTACCTATTTGCTTCTAGTCATTCATTATAAATGATACAGTAGGTATAGAACATATCTAGTCTAAAGTATAATCTAATGGTTTAATGTCTGATTTTAATCTAGCATCAGATTCTTTGAAGAAACCACCAGATGCAGATACTTTACCGGAAATTGATAAGGGTACTGTTATAACAGAACCTGACGAATTCCATCTCTGCCAAGTATTATTATAAGCATTACCAATATAAACATAATCAAGTGTCTGACCTCCCCCAGTACATCCTATTGCAGCTAAGGCTGCTCCTGAGTTATTATTGAAATTGTATCCGCGTGCCCATCCTCCTGTAATTGCAGAGCTTATTTTAACATTATGACTTCCATCTGTAGTGATAGTTGTACTTATTCCAGAATTACTAAGATTCAAATTACCAGTCATAGTATCACCAGCTTTTTTTACAAAAGCAGATGGACTAATACCACCAACTGTGTCAGCATTACCAGCATTAGCTGGTTTACCAACGCTTACAGTCTATGCCGTGCCTCCAGATGGAGTTACTGTGAAATTACCAGCAGAACCATTAGCAAATGTATATGTAGTATTAGTATCCTATGCAGGTACACCTAAAGCAGTTATATCAGCTTTAGTTACAGCAGTAACACTAGCTACATGACTAGTAGAGTCAGTAGAGAACTTATAGAATCCAGATGCTTTACTAGGTGCAGAACCAGCAGGATGTACATAGTTATTATATGTGGCTCCTTTAGTTAGAGTAAGAGTATCGCCACTAATAGATGCAGTAGTAACAGCATTACCAGAACCAGCTACAGTTACTTTAC